TTCAATTACTGATATCTCCCTCATTCTTAGAAACAGCGATAGGGTCGACCTTCCTGCATCCCCATACCCTACCTTTCCTTAAAATCTCTCTTTTTTTAGAGAAACAGGGAATGGCGAAGGACATACACCCAAGGGGAGAGGCAGGAAGGTCGACCCTATGACCAATTCTAAGAATGAGGGAGGGAATGGTGATTGAAGGGGAATGAGTGGGAAGATAAGGGATAGGGAATGGAATGAGTGAAATAGGTTGCGGATTGTTGTTGACAAATGGAGCGATGTGTGTTAGACTGATGAGATAGTGGCAAACCAACCGGACCGGCGATCATGAGTGAGGATAGTAAGCAGGTTAGGGAGTTGATAGCGTTGATTAACTCTCAAGAGATGGCCAAGGCATTGGCAGTGGATAATGCGTTACCGCCAAAGATGCAACCATTGTCAGAGAAGATATTGCCGTTGTGGCATCAGAGGGAGAAGCATGCGCGGCTGTTGAAAGCCAATCCTCAACGTGCTGCGGAGTATTGGGTTCAACATGCTAGATTACCTGAGCAATTGGTAAAGGTTGTTGAATCACCAATTGCTGCGCCGCCAACACCACAAGAGATTGTGGATCGAATTGAGCACAGACGATATATAGCTGAGATCAATTCAAGGCCGTTGAAGCGGAGAGTCTGAGGCGCAACGCGCCGCTTAATGAATCGTACCGCACCGTAAGGCTGATAGCGCAGCGGTGTGGCGAAGGAGTTCAACGGCACGGCGTTAACGAGAGGAGAAGTACAAATGGGAACGGTATCGAAGGAATAGCGGATCAGATTATCGCGGGGAAGTATGCGGCTGAGGATGGATGGCCGGTGCGGATCGTGCGCTATACGAACGCTTGGGGAGGGGAAAGCTATGGGGTTGAGCAGTATCCTCGTGACCTTGGGAGGTATAGTGAGAGTGAGTATGTGAGAAATCCAACAACCTATTGGCAAAGGGGAGATAAGTGATGTTAGGTGGATATAATATCCTGCGGGATATGGCTAGGTGGCCCAACGCGCGTAGTCACAGCGGAACGCTGACCAAAGGCAGAGGCTAGGCCAGCGGAAACCTATCGCAGAGCTAGGCGTAATCTGCGTCGTGAACTCAGAGCGCAGCAGTTGTGGATTAAACGTCGTATCATGCTGCGCCGCAACATCACGAAAATGTGATTTGATTGTGCGCCGCAACATGGGGTATCCTATTGCTAGGCGCAGCCTATAGATCGTAAGGGAGGGAATAGATGTTCAAGTGCAAATGTGGTAGGATGTTTAAGTTCGCATATCAATTGAATAACCACATTGGCTATGCTATTCCTAGAGATGATAACAAGAGCGAACATACTAGAGAGTATACTGATGTAGACCAATGGATTAAGGATAATCCAAACAACGGAAGTGGAATACCGCAAGGCTGAGGCGCGCAGCGCCATTACAACACAAGCAAGGGGAGACTGCATTATGAGCACAGACACAGTACGGATTGAGTTTGGGACAGTTGCATCAAGCTACGGCTCAGGACCATTTCATCCAGCGTTGCGAACTGGGTCCGACTGCACGTATTGGCCCAATATCACGTTTGATAGTGAAGATGAGGCAACTGATTTTGCTGCTAAGGCATTGAAAGATGCCTACGATGCAGCGGCTAGTGTGGCAAAGGAATGGAATATCTACAGACCCTAATCTCTAAATCACCTATGAGCTAAACGCTCTTACGGCGGGCAGTCTAACGACTTACCCGCCCCAAGCGTATAGAGAAGCCATAGACCAACAGACCTAGGGGTCACTGCGTTGCAAATCCTTATAATGGTCGCTCGCTGGTAGCGCATTCTCTAGGGCCACTTGGCCCAAATGGTGCTAGTCCATCACTAGCTGAGATAATAGCGAGTTCAATCCAATGGCTATTATGCAAGTCCCGATTGTAAAGGGCAAGGGTGTGGTAGAGATTGACACCGACACCCTCCCTGAGGCAGTCTACGCAGAGGCGCTTCTTCAAGGCCTCAAGACCCTCGCAAATCGCGGAATGTCCAAGGTCACCATCAAAGACCTTGGCGATGAAGCTACCGTGCGTAAAGAGGCTATGATTATCGCGACGCAAAACGTCGCTAAGATCGCTGCGGGAGAGATCAAGTTCTCCGGCAAAGCCTCTAAGTCCGAAGCCGCGAAGCTCGATAAAGCAGTTGGCACTGAGGCACTCCGTATCGCTCGTGAGAGGGTGCGTGATGGTCTTAAGGCCGCGGGGAAGAAGCTCTATGCCGTCAAGGCGTCCGAGATCACTTCCGCTGCTAAGGAGCTTATCGGCCTTGATCCGTCGATTGTGCAGATGGCGGAGCAGGCAATCAAGGCTCGTCAGGAGGTTCCCACCTCTATCGACCTCAGCGCTCTTATCGCTGGTGTGAAGGAAGATACAGCCAAGATTGCGAAGGAAGAGGCGAAGAAGGCTGAGGCGAAAGCCAATAAGCCCATCTCCGCTAAGCAGGCGGGATTGGTTAAGGGCCGTAAGGCCAAGCCGGTTCCGGTTGCGACGCATACCCCGTCGGGTGCGGTTCATCACCCGGCCCGTTAGGCGCATAGTCTAAACGAGTAATTGGAACCCACTAGCATGTGCGGTAGTTGAGTACGCAAGACTGAGAGGCTCCGAGTAATGGCTCGGCACTCATGATCTACTCAATGTCACAGCCAAGGATCGTTTAGACCCGTAGAGTTAGACCCAATGCCCCAATGGCACCAATGAGTATATCTCAAATGGCCCATTGGGGTTCCCTTTCATCAGTCAGAGCCCGCATTAAGCACCACTAGCTGGTCATAGAATGCTGGATGACAATATAAAGGCGTAGACATATGTCACCTCAAGCAGAGAATTTCGTCCACTCCCTCGTGGAGATGGCCAAAGCCTATGATACCCTTCCAAGTGTCGAACACGCACTCAGTGAAGCTCGTCATGAGATCGACCACAAATCCAACACCATCCAGCGCCTTGAGCTTAAACTCATGGATCGCGCCAGTGAGATCGATAGTCTCCACGCAGAAATCCGACGTTTGGAGGTAGCGCGTGACGACGCAGAGCTTAGGTTTCTCGAAAGCGATGACGTTGCCAGCACTCTCAAGGGCATTCTTAAAAAGCTTGTGGGCGACGCTCAGGGGGTCTTAAAGGCCGTTGAGCCGCCGCTTCCTGAGCCAACTCCTATCGAGCCGTTCTCCCCCACTACCTCATCTAGCGACCCAGTGGAGGTCAAGACGGAGGTTACGGACCCTATCGCGGCCCAAGTCGCTTCGACTTCTACTACGACTACGACAACCGAGCCTATCGGAAGTACTGACCCAGTGTATCCTGCCCCTGACTTGGGTCAGAGTGCAACCACCCCTACTACTTTGGACCAACCCTCTGCCCCAAATGTGGCTATCTCAGAAGCGCAATCATCTCCTGCCTCTGCGTCATCACCTAATAAGGGCGTTAGCGTGCAAGCAAACCCTACTACTCCTGTCGAGACGCCTACGGACGCTATACCACCCCAGACAAGTGCCGAAACAACTACTGTCTCGCCCACAACGCCCATCCCAACTGACGGTGTTAGCGTGCCCTCGGACCCTACTGTAAGTTCTACTACGACACCCATTCCTGCCCAAGTCCCTCCTGTCGCTACTTTGGCTGTTGGTTCGCACCCGATGGACGCCATCGCCGTTAAGCGAGAGCCCAAGAAATGGGACTGGAACGGTGAAATCCGTCAAGAGTGGTGGGATTGGTATAACTCTCCCTCAGTCGCCTAACTCCCCCAACTTAGCCACGGCTTAAACCCCGTGGCTATTTTTTTGTCCATTTGTCTCTTAATCTCCCTTATGTGGTTGCATCAGTAATATCAGGGATTGACAATATGGCTAAAGTATGTTAGACTGGGTATATAATCGATTATAGGATCATAAAAATGCGTGGTGGACGTATTACCTCTAATCAAACAATAATGGAGTACATATTCGCTCGCACCATCTTTAACGATAGGGGATGTTGGGAATACATTGGTGAATGCAATCAGTACGGCTATGGAAGAGTACCATATCAAGATAAAGATCAACTAGTAACTCACGTAACTTGGCGGCTTATGAAAGGTAAAAAGGTTCCAGAGGGTAAGTGCCTACTACACAGATGCGATAATCCACCCTGCTGGAACCCAGATCATTTGTTCATTGGAACTAGAGCCGATAATGTTGTAGATATGATAGCCAAGGGTAGAGCCTCTTGGCAACCAAGTGAAAAAGAACGAAGGCCTATAAGTATCTTAAAGGTAATTTATGGCCAAACACCGCGACCGACACCTAAAGTAATAGGTAAGTTAATTCGCAGGGTATAATAGGAAATCACCCAATGAAACGCCTATATGCCGCTCTAATCCTCGCTCATTCGTGGTATCCGCAATCTTGCTGCGATGGTAAGGATTGTCACCCGGTGCCGTGTGAAGAGATCGCCGAAGCCATCTCCAATGGAGCGCGGCAATGGCATGGGATATACTTTACCAAGAACCACCAATACCCATCACCAGATGGCCAGTGCCATATATGCGTTTACGCACCTACTCAATCCTCTAGCACCATCGGAACGTGCATGTTCACTCCTCAGGAAGTTTCATAATGCAAACTACCTACGAAGTCTATGTCCAATGGTGCGCAGAGCATGGCCATTCCATTCCAGATCGGGAGCTATTCTACCGCGCAATAGAATCGCTTCCCTACTATACCACAACCAACCTTAAGCAAACCCTTGATGCGTTGGAGATCGCACGCGAAGCGCGAGAAGGATGGATCAAATGACTCTCTATAACCTAAAGACCGACGGCGATCAATGGCGAATAACCAAATTCACCAACGATCTAGACGTTGAATCATCCTACCTCCTAAGCGAAACCGAATGCGAATGCCCCGCAGGCTCAAAGCCAACCTGCCGTCATAGGCAAATGCTACCAACCCTAATAGCCGAGGGGTTGGAGAACACTAGTGGGTTTTGGGATTTTGAAAACAAGGTAGTGTTGGTTCCCGAAGGCGAACAAACCTTCTGCGAAGAACCTCAGCTAACTGGACTACAAGAGGAACAAATCCTCATGTCATTTCATAATGAGGTATCCTCCGCCCTGGATGTAGCAATTACTGAAGAATTGGCGCATCCACCCCCATCCATCATAGCCAATCCGCATCCCTCAATTGGCCCCATTAAACGGAGGATATAACAATGTCCGCCTCTCAAGCCCCAACTGCCAAACCTTCCTGGGCCGTCACCGCGTGGGTTGATGATCGATATATCTATATCGAAATCCCCTCCACCAAAGGCAATCCCTATGTTCAAAAATACCCAATAACTGAAGGCGCATTGAGCAAAGCACTCAATTTCCTCCGTACACGCTATGAGCTAGTGCCTTCGGCTGAGAAGAACTACACTAAAGTCCCAGTTGAACCGGGTTATGTTTGTCAATCCGTTGGCGCAAGTGCGGTCTATCGTAAGCAGAATAAGATTGTGCAAACCGACGAACAACGGGCGATTGCCCTAAATCTACTTCGTAAATTAGGAATGGTCTAATGGCAATCTTCCACGAAGCTCAAATCACAATCAATGGCAAACCGCTAACCATTGGTGAGTCAATGACAATCCGCGTAGCGTGTACCGCATTCCTACACGAACTCAACGACCCTGAGACCAACGATAGTCTCGGTCCAATAGCCGTTTCCTACGAAGCAAACCTTCGCGTCATTCTAGCTTTAATCAAAGGTGCTAAGTGACTGATCGTTGGCTTATAGCACATAAGGTCCGAGGGGAGGCTGCGTTTGACGTTGCGACGCAGATAGAATGTGCTGAGTGCGCAACTTGGCAAAACCGAGATCAATTCACCTATTGTTCCGAGTGTAATGATCTTAAGTATTGGTGGATCATACCAACCAGTGGCCATCGAGCGTATCCGTGGTGGAGTATGGAGTTTTATGACATCTTTACTGAGCATGAGTTCAAGGACTACGGTGGTTGTCACTGCAAATCTATTCAACAGTCTGCTGGCGATATGCCAGATGACCTTCCCGATCACTACACCACCCGCGCAGAACCCAAGGCACCAAAACGCAACCTACTAGCAGAAATCGGCCTAGCCAAACCTGCGGGGATGGTTGGGACGCTGAAACGGAGGATATGATGTTTAACAAAGCCAAAGATAGGCGCATAGCGGAACTAGAAGCCCAACTTCGAGAAAACGCTGAGACCAATTACAAAGCCAGCGCAGCCCTTCGTAACCAAGTGGAATACTTAGTGCGCACCTTGCGCAACATGGACGAACAAATCTATAAAATCTCCCAGTGCACTTCTTTCGACCAAATGCGCCCTAACATTAAAGACCTAGTCGAAGGCATGACAGTGCGCAAGCGTGCTGAAAGTGATCGTATTAGCGAAATCCTCCGACCTGAGCTAATCAAAACCTACAATGCGCAGAAGAGGATTGGCAATGACTGAATACCCAACCTACGAAACCAAGGGTGGTCAGGCTGATGAGGCTATGACATACACTCGTCTAATCGAGCACCTTCGTTACGCAGAAGAATGCCTCTACGTCCTCGGCCATCTGCGTAAGGCCAATGGTGATGAAGTTATCGGTTCCGGCTTCATTAGACTTGGACAGATGCTACATCGTATGGTTAGTCAAATAACCAAACTCGCCACTGGCTCGAAGATGAAGTGGAACTAACCAATGATCGAAACCAAACAAGACCTATGTGCCTGTACCAACGCCCTACGTGATTGGTGCATCTCACAATCCCTTGAGCCGTGTGAGATGATGATGGTTATGGAGTTCTTCATTGCGCTGATGATTGCGCAAAATAGCTCAACCGAAGATGAGGTCACTATCAAACTCCACTCCCTAACAACTTCTATTATGAAGTTCTTGGCTTTAGTAAAGGTATCCAATGACCCCAACCGATGAACAGACTACCATCCTAGCCACCGCTAAATCCACCTCCGCTAACGTAATGCTCAACGCTCTCGCAGGCACAGGCAAAACCTCAACCCTCGAAATGCTGGAAGGGGTGGTTAAGCAGAAACCAATTCTCTATCTAGTGTTCAACAAACGCAACGCAGAGGAAGCCGCTTCCCGTATGCAAACCACTACCTCTGTGAAAACCTTCAACGCCCTGGGCCACGGTATCTGGGCCACGGTAATTGGTCGCAACCCATCCCTCAACACCAAGAAGACCTATGAAATCTTCAAAGGAATCTGTGATGAAGTCAAAGGCCCAACGGCGCGAACTATCTGGACCGCGTATGATCAGGTTCGCCAAGGCGTCGAGATGGCTAAAGCTATCGGCTACGTCCCAGACGGCGTGTATCCAACTGCAACAAGACTTGCTGGAAAGAATGCACTCCATGCCACGCTGGATGAGGAACCCGATGATCTTATCCGCGATCTCATTGACGCGGTACTTAGAGCATCCATTAAACTCAGCTACGACGGCGTCATCGACTTTAACGATCAAGTATACATGTCAGCACTGTTCGGAGGAACATATCCTAAATTTCCTCTTACCCTCGTTGACGAATATCAAGATTTGAACCCAGTTAACCATGAGATGATTCGGAAGCTGGTTGGCGATAGGAGATTGATCGGTGTCGGAGACCCCCATCAGAATATCTACGGATTCCGCGGCGCTAAATCTATGGGAATGGCTGACGCGGTCCGGTTATACAATACCACTGAACTCGACCTCAGCATATCATTTCGATGTCCTGAGGCAATCGTCCGCAACGCACATTGGCACGTCCCGCACTTCAAATGGTTTAACAAAGGAGGAGAAGTTGGAAACCGAGATTACCACTACGCCAGAGACTTCGAACCAAACGCAGTGTTCATCTGCCGAAACAATGCCCCATTACTGGGCCTTGCTTTTAAGCTCATTGCTCATGGACATGGCATCAACCTTGTCGGTAGCGACATCGGCCCTAGAATTGTTAAAACCCTCGAAAAACTCGGAGACAGAGATATCGGACAAGGCGCGGCGCTTGCGGCGGTTGATGAGTGGTTGGAGGGCAAATTAGAAAAGGGATCGAAGTCCGCACCGGATATGGCGGAATGCATGCGGATCATCATTCGTCAAGGCACCAGCCTCAGCCAAGCCATTGGCTACGCTGAGCATCTCTTCAAACAACGCGGCGCCATTCAACTAATGACCGGGCATAAGTCCAAAGGACTGGAGTTTCCACTTGTGTATCACCTCGATCCTTACATCATTGGCGAAAGCCAGCAAGACCGGAACATCCGCTATGTCATCCAGACACGCTCTTCGAATAGATACTTCGAAATCGACTCTAAGACTATCCACTGGTAAGTGTAATCTCTGCGGTGGGGAATCCACAGTCCTTGACACCCGACAGAATAAAAACGGAGCCATCAACCGCCGACGGAAGTGTACGGAATGTAACTTCCGTTGGTCAACCTATGAGGTAAGGAAATAACAATGCCAATCCCCACCAATCGGATGTCGTACAAAGACATCTATGAAGTCTACGACGCGGCACTTGAGGACCCTAAGGGTATTCGACTAGCGTTCGACGATGCCAGCGCTGCGCGGAATTACCAAATGCGTATGCACAACGCACGTGCAATTGACCGTCGGGAGAATAGCAAAACCTACGAGCCCGGCGATCCTATGCACGGGCAGTCGGCCTACGATGTGCTTCAAGTCCGCATCCGCCACGGCGAAGATGGCACCATCTTCCTCTACGTTGAGCCAAAGGATAAGAACGCACCGGAGATTGAACTCCTGAGCGAAATCGAGGCGGAGGAGAATGGAGCATGAGCATATATAACAAAGCCAAGAATTTCTACGACGAGGTGATGATTATAGCCAACAGAATGGGTCTTATAATAGTCGCTGATCGAATCATTATGATCGACAGAGAGACCAACGAATCAACTACAATGCAAATTATGCCGAAGGGAGAGAATGGTGCCTAAGTTCAACCCTGACATCTTACTCGCTCTTTGGGAACGGGCAGCGGAGGAAGAGATGGGGATCGCTATAGAGACTAGTGATCCTGTGCGCCTTCGCCATCAGATATGGGAAGCCAAGCCTGATGGCGAAGCCTACGAAGACCTGATGACCTTCTGCCCCGAAGGGAGGAAGGAAGTATTTATAATCCGCAAATCAGTGGAGCTACCAGATGCCACGCCCACTACTTGAGGTAACCCGAGCCGAGGTAAAACTCTTCGACCGGGATAAGGAGCTAATGATAACCCACTATGGCCAAGGCTGGACGGGGGTCATTAGGGAGTTGGTGAAAATCCACTGTAATATGATCCGCACCAAGGGAAGTAGGGGAAGGCTGATAGTAGGAGACTACGACGATGAGTGATAAGTCTAATGAGTCTGAAGTAATGATTATTGCATTGGTCAGTGGCAGTGGCTGGTGTGTGATGAATGCACTGAATATGACCCTATTACAAGGTCCATACGACTCACACAAAGATGCGAAAGAGGCAGCTGAAACTCGATCTTATAGAGTGCAGAAAGGTTGGGCGCCATGAGTGACGAACTCAACGACATTGACTACCTAATGACCATCGATCCAATGGAACTCTCTACCGCCGAAGGCACCTTAGGACGAAAGAGGCTAGATGCCATAATTGCCTACCATCGTAATCAACGGGCAGTTAAAGAGGTTGGTGGCAAACGACCAAAGAAGGACGTTGGACCTGCGGTGAAGATTGATCTTGAGGCCCTAGGGCTTACTCCAGCTAAGCCAAAGTTGGTGAGGAGGATATGAAACCCATTCCAGTCAAACACCTAAGTCCCTACCTCCCCGGCACCAACATCCAATACGCATGGGACTCAACTAGCCTAGGATATCTGAAGACGTGTCCTCGCCTCTACCAATACACCATGCTCGATGGTTGGTCCCCTAAGGAAGACTCAATCCACCTTCGCTTTGGAATCGAATACCACAAAGCATTGGAGGAATACGATGGATTCCGTATTTCAGGTGAAGGGCATGAAGATAGTGTGCGCGAAACTATTCTTCTGCTTCTTAAGCGGATTAGCACTTGGAATCCTGATACTACTACTCGCGCTGGGAACTACAAAAACCCCCGCACCCTCATCTCACTCGTCCTTGACTACCTTGACAAGTATAAAGACGATACGGCACAAACAGTTGTTAGAGAGAATGGATCAGCTGCAACTGAGGTGAGTTTTAGGTTTGAGTTGGATTGGGGGCCAGAATCAAGTGTATACACACTAACCAATGGCGAATATGCAGATGTTAATCAGCCATACGTCCTCTGTGGCCACCTCGACCGAGTCGTCACCTTCAACGAACAAACCTTCGTAATGGATCGGAAGACCACTTCCATCGCCCCTGGTCCGTACTTCTTCGACCAATTCTCACCCAATAATCAAATGTCCCTCTACACCCTCGCAGGCCAAGTCGTTTTAGGAACCGTGATTAAAGGGGTGATTATCGACGCAGCGCAGGTTTTACTCGAGAAACCTAATAGCTACCAACGAGGCTTCACATTCCGCACCCATGCGCAGATTGAGGAATGGGTGCATGATCTACGAATCCACCTTCACATGGCTGAGCAATATGCAACCATCAACTACTGGCCGCAGAACGACACCGCATGTGATAAGTTTGGTGGGTGTAAGTTCAGGGGGGTGTGTTCTAAAGACTCCTCAGTCCGTGAACGTTTCCTAGAGGCAGACTTTGTTAAACTTCCGGAGGAAGAAAGATGGAACCCACTAAAACCCAGATGAGACTAGTCCTCCCACTTCTCAAAGCCCCAGTCACCGACATAACCGATAAGGGATTCACTATTCTTATCGGCGCGCAGTACGGCTCACCAACTACCATCCGTATCACACACGACACCACCCGCCTTGATCTCCACGATGGTGACCTATTAACCCTTTACACGGAGGTGCTTCTTGCCCAGCCTAGCCAATCACCAATCCAATGAGTTCACCAAACTCCTCATCGAAGGCGATTCCGGTTCCGGTAAAACCGGCGCCTTAGCCTCCCTAGTCGCAGCGGGGTATAAGCTGCGCATCCTAGACATGGACAACGGCCTTGATGTACTCAAACAGTTCGTCCTCAGAGACTGCCCAGATAAGATCAACAACGTCGAGTTCCGCACACTACGAGACAAGTATAAATCTGGGCCGGAAGGCCCTGTTATCGCAGGCACCCCCAAAGCGTTTGTTGATGCTGTTAAACTTCTTGATCGGTGGAAATATATCGATGAAGGAGTTGAAACTGACCTTGGTGTGCCGTCCGAGTGGGGGTCAGATACGATACTTATCATCGATTCCCTTACATTCCTATCCGACGCAGCGTTCGCTTTCAGAGAACCTCTGGCCGCACGTGGTAAAGATGGCAAATTCGATGCGCGAGCGGTGTACAAAGATGCCCAAGATGCAATTGAGAGTGTCTTGGCCTTCGTCACCGGTGAGGCGTTTCGAACTAATGTCATCATCACCAGTCATATTCGCTACATCGAAAATCCCGACGGATCGAAGAAAGGATATCCAACCAGCGTCGGGTCAGCGTTGGGACCTATTATCCCGCGCTATTTCAACTCCGTTGCGTTGTGCGAAAATAAAAACGGAAAGCGACAAATAACCACCGTCGCCACGGCGATGATTGACCTTAAGAACCCAAAGCCGTTTGAGATGGCGAAGAGTTATCCAATCGACACGGGTTTGGCAGAATTCTTTGGGGTCCTCAAGGCCTCCCCAACGAAGCCAGTGGAGCAGACACCAGTGGTGAAACCCAAGGCCTTAACCTTAGCGAGGAAGATATAATGACGGATCAAGTACAGACCTTTGGCGAAAAGGCAGTTGGCCTTAGCTTCAACCCATCAGGAATGGGTGATGTTGACACGTTAAAAAGACTATATGCGCAGATCATCGATCACATGGATGATTTCCGCAAAGGCTACATTAAGCGTGGAGACAATCCTGAGATGGTACGTCTTTGCTCCATTGCCATCACCGAAGCGCAGACCGCACAGATGTGGGCGGTGAAGGCAGTTACTTGGCGATGAGCAATGTCACATCCCGAATCCGAAACCTATCCATCGCACTTGAGGCACTATCTCGCCTCGATATGCCCAACGCCGGAGACAGGGTTTACGCCCTACTTCAAAGCGAAATCTCGAAAGCAGAAGAGGAAACGCACCCGACCCAAACACCAGCCCGGTCAGCTTATGTTACCACTGACGACATCCAATTCTAAAACCCAACCGAAAGCAAACAATCAAATGGCAAATCAAATCTCTGACATCCTCGACAAACCCGCAACCCAAATCGACAAGCCCAAGCCCCTTCCTGTCGGCACCTACCTTTGGGTAGTCCAAGGCATGCCGCGATACGATAAGTCCAAGGAAAAGCAGACGCCATTCTATGAGTTCAATATCAAGTGCCTCCAGGCATTCGACGATGTTGACCAAGAGGCCCTTGACGAATGGGGTGCGAAGTCCGATGGCACTGTACGTGCGCTCACTGACTACGCCACTAGACTTACCTTCTACATCACCCCCGACTCCGTCTATCGCTTGCAGGAGTTCCTTCAGCATTGCGGAATCGATGGCGAGGGTAAGACCACTCGTCAGTGCATCGATGAAACCCCCAATTGCCAGTTCGTGGCAAATGTGGTCCACACCGCATCGAAGGATGGAACCACCGTCTACGCCAACATTGGCAAAACCGCGCCAGTTGAGGAATAACCACCTCCCCCAACCCACGTAGTTATCCTCGTGGGCAACTTGCTGAGGGCGCCGCAAATGGGCCCTCAGCCTTTTTAACGGAGACACCATGCAAAAACCATTCGATGCTAGCTCTCTTATGGAGAATCTTGATGAAACCCTCGCGACGCCGGTTGTGCATGACACCTTTGGAAAAGGGCCTAGCCCTTTCGGCCTTCGTCGAAGGAATGCCAATAAGGCAGATAGCGAGAGCACTGCGCCGCCGACCCAGCACGATTCGGGACTTGTTGCAGAAGCGACTTCGGTCAATGGACTTGCGGAAGACCCAATCAATCCTTCGCACTACAGAAAGCATCCCTCTGGTATAGAGTGCATTGAAGTCACTAGGCATATGAACTTCAATATCGGCAACGCAATTAAATACATCTGGCGCTACGAGGACAAGGGCGATCCGATTGAGAACCTAAAGAAGGCTCAGTGGTATCTCAACGACGAGATCATGCGGCTTACGAGCAAGCGATGACCCCCCTAGTCCTCCTTGGCGAAGCCATGGGCTCAGAAGAGGAGCGCATAGGCGCTCCCTTCGTTGGCCCCTCGGGAATAGAACTCCTCAATCAACTCGATGAAGCCAAAATCCTCACCTTAACGGGGGAGGATAAACGCTTTCTGCGGAAGTATTGGGACACCCGCGATCCGCATCTCCTCGACTCAATCTGGAGGTTACACAGTGACGAAATCCACCGAACCAACGTCCTCAACTTCCACCCCCACGCGAACAAACTCGAAACCGTCTGCGGACCAAAAGCTAACGGAATCCCTGGTTACCCAACTCTTATCAAATCCGGATACCTTGATGCCCGGTATGAGCCCGAGTTGGAAAGACTTAGTGAAGAAATTCTGGTTCACAATCCTAATCTCATTGTGTGCCTGGGCAATACTCCTCTTTGGGCTTTGGGTGGTAAAACTGGCGTCAGTAAGCTGCGAGGCACAACTCTCTACTCTACGCACACAGTTGCAGACTTCAAAATCCTCCCCACCTACCATCCCGCAGCGGTCCTCAGACAATGGGAACTCCGACCCACAGTAATCATGGACTTAATGAAAGCCAAACGGGAGATGGCCTATGGCGAAATCCGTCGACCGAACTGCGAAATCTGGATCGAGCCCACGCTCGAAGACATCGGAAGATTTATCGACGATTATGTGCGGACTTGCGATCTGTTATCTGTCGACATTGAGACGGCAGGAACAAGAGTTACTTGCATTGGCTTCGCTCCCCGAGCCGATCTTGCGATCGTTATACCGTTCGATGACAGCCGCGCAGCGGGAGGAAATTACTGGCCAACTGCGGAGCATGAGCGGCAGTGTTGGGAAATTGTGCGCGGAGTTCTTGAGGACGGAGCGATAGGTAAGTTGTTTCAGAATGGGGTTTATGACATCGGATTCCTAATGCGATCCTACGGCATCTTAGTGAAGGGAGCAAAGGAAGATACGATGCTGGCGCATCATGCGAGGCAGCCGGAAAGCCTCAAAGGATTGGGATATCTTGGGTCGATCTATACCGATCATGGAAGTTGGAAACATATGCGGAAGAAACACGAGACGGTGAAACGAGATGAGTAATGGCTAGAATCATAAGCACCCAATCCATGGACCCAACCTCCCTCTCCGACTTCGAGAGGGAGATGGCGTATAACGGCCTGGATTGTTGTATCACTCGTGAAGTCTACGAAGCAATAAAATTCGGTCACAACGAATTAACAACCAACGAAGCGCAGACGTATGCCCTAAGCAAGGCACTCCAAGGTCCTGTCCTCGAAATGAATGCTCGCGGCGTTCTCGTTGATCAAGGTCGCCGCACCGAGGTTCTTGAGGAATACTACGACGCACTCGCCCAACTCGAACGTCAGCTTGAGCTTATCGTCCTCGACGGAGTGGGGATGAAGTGGTTCAACTGGCGATCGAATGATGATCTTAAACTATTGTTCTACACCCACCTTCAAATCCCGGAGATCAAACGCTATGGCAGACCCACAGTCGATCGCGCTGCGCTGGAGAAGATGGAGGCGTACACCATCACTAAACAAATCATCGCCCATATGTCTACAATGCGAGAACTCGCTAAGGACATTGGGGTCCTCAAGACAGATATCGATACTGATGGACGAATGCGGACCAGTTATAATATCGCCGGAACTAACACCGGAAGGTTCAGTTCTTCGTATTCCGAATACGGAACTGGAGGGAACGTACAGAATATTAAAGAGTCCCTTAGGTCTATATTTATTGCTGACCCCGGTTACAAGTTCGCCAAATTCGACGCCAAATCCGGCGAAAGCTACGTCGTCGGAGGGATAGAATGGAACCTCTTCAATGATCCTATATACCTCGACGCTGTCGATTCCGGCGACGTGCATACAGCAGTTGCACGAATTTGTTGGCCGGGACTTAAATGGACTAACGACCTCAGCAAGGATAAGGATATTGCGGAGACGAAATTCTATCGTCACCTATCGCATAGAGATATGTGCAAAAAGCTGGGACACGGGTCGAATTATGGAGGAAAGGCTGAGACACTATCTCAACAGACTAAGCTACCGATTAACATCGTCAGGCAGTTCCAGCCTAAATACTTTGACGCTTTCCCCTCGCATGAGCGATGGCAGGAATGGGTCAAGGGCCAGGTATGGACTAAGGGATACCTGATTAACTTAATGGGCCGTAAGCGTTGGTTCCTTGGTCGGCGCAACGACCCGGATGTAATCCGCGAAGCTATTGCATTCGATCCGCAGGGTTCTCTTGCGGACATCGTCAACATCGGAATGCTAAACACCTGGCGCAAGCGTCCTGCCATCCTCATGATGCAAGACCATGACGCCACAACTTGGATGTATCATGAAGAATTGGAGGATCAGATTGTTCCACAGCTTCGCCAAATGTTGGCAGTTGACGTGCCGCTCAAGAATGGCCGCACACTGTCAATTCCATATGATTGCCAAGTAGGATGGAACCGGGGGAAATATGATGCACGGAAAAATCCTAATGGACTCATCAATTTCAAAGGGCACGACGACCGCCAAAGACAAGCGGAAGTTGGCCTCTTGGATAGAGTCATTTATCGAGCAAACCGAAAATCTAGATAGCCCATTAATCTTCAGGCGTTGGAGTGCGATTAGTACCATCGCGGCAGTTCTGGAGCAAAAGGTATGGGTAAAGACAAGTCGCCCACTATTCCCTAATATCTACGTCCTAATCCTCGGCCACCCAGGCGTGGGTAAAACCAGAACAATCCGTGAGGCACGAAGCTATGTTATTGATCTCCCTGACTTTCATCTTGCTCCCGTTAGCCTTACTTTCTCCGCTCTTGTTGACTCTTTGGTACAGGCCAAACGATTTCTGGTTCGTTTACCTGATACTCCTCTCGAATATAATAGTATGTATATCGCTGCTGATGAATTGGGAGCATTCGTACATGAGTACGGGAATGAAATGATTGCGGGCCTATCGGCCTTCTATGATCCTGATCCATACTCCCAAGCTCGACGAATGTTCAAGGGAGATAACATCAAGATCAAATCTCCGCAACTAAATATGCTCTGTGGTTCTACCCCCTCCAACCTAATGAAGTTCATGCCAGAAGGCGCGTGGGAACAAGGCTTCACCTCTCGCCTACTGATGATCTTCTCTGATGAAAGGATAACCGGAGATGACTTCGCGCCCAAAACACACAACCATTCCACTGATCTCGAACACGATCTTCGAATTATCAATAGTCTCACGGGAGAATTCGAGGTCACTGAAGATTACCGAGATGCCGTTAACAACTGGCGCGGAGCGGGTGAGATACCCGTACCTTCTCATCCAAAACTCCTCCATTACGTTACACGAAGGCGAGCCCATTTATATAAACTGTCGATGATTGCGTCGATAGACCGAGGGAATGGACTGGTGTTAACCAAGGCCGACTTCAACACCGCAATGGGATGGTTACTGGAGGCAGAGAGCGCAATGCCAGAGATATTCAAATCGGGAAGTGGAAACGCTGATGGTCAGGCGATTGAGGAAATAATGTACTTCATGCAAACCATTGACCGAGGGCAAGGCGTAGCCAAGCACAAGATAATCAACTTCGCCAAAGACAAAATCCCACTCCACTCAATCCTCCGCATTGTGGAGATACTTGAGGGAAGTGGGAAGATTCAGGCGATTGGAGTGGATAAACGCACAGGGCAGCAGGTTTATAAGGTGACGAAGGATCAGTGAAACACCTTCCCAAGACCTCCGATAAGCTCCGACGCAATCCAGAACGCAAGGCCCATTGCAGTTAGTCCCCAACCACCCACAGCCGGAATCCGCATCGAGATACACATAATTACGAATGCGAATACGAGAAAGATCAGTCCAACGTTTTGCATAGCTAGTCTCCTCTAGTGAATGTTAGCCCCATTGTGATAGAACAGTGAGAATAGTAACGCCAATAATCCCGCAGCGCCGACGAAGTATCCCCACAGATCACCCTTCCCCTTTGACTGCCCCTCACCAGTATCGATCCGTGAAGTCAGCCGATCGATCTTTTCATTCGTGGTACTATTAGCGATTCGAAATTCACTTTGTAGCTGCTTTAACATATCCCCAACCGCCACCTCACTCTTCGCAGCGCTTTCCTTTTGTGTTTGCAGCGCAGCGGTTAGTGCAACCGCATTTGCCTTGGCCAACTGATCCACCAAGTCTTTATTCGCCGCGAACTTTCCATCAATGGATATAATCATCGCGGCTAGCTGCGCAGCCAATTCGTTCCTAGCAAGCGACACCGCTCGATCGTTCGCATCAAACTGATTACTAACCTTATCACTAAGGTTCTTAATCGCCAGCGTTAGTGCCTCCTTAACCGCGACGGTTGGATCGGGATCGGTAACGACCACGCGCCGCCGACCCCGTGGTACTCGATCATCATCATCATCATTCCCAATCACAGTCCCACTCCATTCCTAATGCCGAAAGTGTTCCCACCCAAACGCACCTGCCAGCACACCAAGCACACCAATAGTGGTTTTCACCAACCACCCAAGAACCCCACCCGCTGCGGCGTAAGCATTATGTTGCTTCTCCACATCCCTAAGCCGCAGGTCATGTTCATTCAGCTGCCGATAGCCATCATTCAAGCGAGTTTTAAGGTCCCCGAGTTGCTCGCTCTTCAACTCACTAATCTGAGATCGAACAGTATCCTTGATATCATCTACTAAGGTTTTCATAAATTGCTTCATGTCTCTAATATCTTCCTCTAAATGATCCATTCGCCCAGACATTCCTGCGATACGCTCAGGCATGTTGCTCGTCCGTCGATCGTCTACCATGGGCCTACCCGGAGTGAGAGGAAAGGGGCCGTAGCCCCTTTTTAATGCTAGCCAGAACCAAGTGTTGAAGGATCAGGCCGCGGAGCGCCAGTGGTCTGGCCCGGAGCGGAGAGAACTGCTGAGTTAGTCTTGCCAGCGGTAATATGCTGAACAAACTCCCGCGCCACTTCAAAGATATCACCATAAGTACCAGTGGAGATATCATTCAAAGCCTTCTCGATATCAGGAATAATCAGCGGAAGGATGGTCTCCAACGGAACGGTGATTGCTGCGGCACCGGGGACGAAGATAGAGATTCCAGTAAGAATCGGACCTTCTACTTTAGCAATCGCCTCCACAACCTTCTCAGCAGTAGCGGCAGCGGAAGCAATCCCGGAAGTTGTGACGGTGGTAGTAGCCATAGTTGGTCTCCTTATAAAGGGTTATCAAACCACGATACTTCAGCTTCCCGCCGTTTAGTAAGCCCAGCGTTTACCTGTCCTCCTGCGTGGTTATACAGGAGAATATCTGCTTTCACAGTGTCCCATTTCCCAGCTTTCACCGCAGCACCCAGGGAGCCCTGTTCCCAACCGGACCCTGCGTTGTAGGTTAGATCGAGTAGGGCTTGCTTGACGCCAATTGGTGTATCTGCGGGGAGGATTGGTTGAACCAACTTCCAAGCCTTATCGATCTCAACCGTTAGTCGAGCCTCACCTTCGGCTTCGGTAATAACCTCCGTTGCGGAAGTGGCCTTGGTGCCGAAACCAATGGAGTATTGTTTGTAATCCCAATAGGCTTTGGCGGAGAAGCCTTCTTCCTTTTTAATAAAGTTCACCAATCCTTGATCAACTACGTCAACGGGTTGAGTAGAGATTGGTGGATGAGGGGTAACTACTGGCGGCGCGCTAGGCTTAGGAGTGGGCACCACTACCGGTGCGGGTTGAGATGGCTGTGGTTGCGGAGCCCCCTGCGTAAGCACCGTCTTAGCCAAGTCATGCGCGATCCCCAAAGATCGCCAGCAGATCGCCAACATTCCGAGAAAGATTATAAGCTCTGGGCCTTTGTCTATTAGGCTGGTGAGTATCTGCTCCATTACTTTTCCTCTCGAGGTTGCGTTGTGCCCTTAGTGACTCCGCGCAATACGTCACCAACGGACTTAGGATGAGCTTGCTGATTCACCAAGTCGATCCCGAACCTTATAGCGTTGTCTATTGTCTTAGGCGCCATTCCGGTTCCATGTCCGAATGCGGTGAGAGTGTCCCCCATGGTCTTACCCATTCTGGCCTTGGTAAATGCGTCCTTACGACCAAGGTCCTTTGCGGCTTTGACAACGTCGTGGAGAGGTGAGGAGATAAGTCCCACACCCACATCCTGACCACTAAGAATCCCATGCACAACATCACGAAGATACAAAACCGAGGAACTAAGGCCAAGAAGGCTGGCGGTTGCGGCATGTTCGAGCCATCCTCGTTTGTCATCAGTCGTTAGACCAGTCACCCATTCCTCAACCAATGTCGGCCAGATAACATAGGCAAATACATCCCCTGCAATGCCAGGGAGATTCTTCGCCATGGCGGATATCTGCCCTTGCTTAGCTAGTCCCCAGGTGTCGTGAATGTCTTGGGCAAGTTCAATGCGTCGCTGCATGACCGTACCAAAAAAGCCATAGACTGACGTGAGCCATGCATGTAAAGCACCACCTCCACGCACAAGTCCGGGTTGGTTTGTGACTGCTGTAGAGCCGTGGGCAAGTCGAACAGCAGCATCGGCTTGGTCGATTCGCTCGCCATGATTTAGTCCTTCCTCTTGTGCGGATCGGTAAGCTGCGAGCCAAGTTGGTTTAGCGGAGAACATATCGGACTTAGCCACTAGCCAACTACCGCTTTGGATTATGTTTTCTCGTATGCCTTTGGCACCTTCGATCTCTGAGTGCGCACCGAAGATAGTGTCTTGCCAATGGCGTTCACGACGCTGGAGTTCCTCACTCCATTGCATTACAAATTCATGGTTGGCTTGAGTTAATGATGGTGATCGAGCATAAAGGTCTTGCGTTGCGCGCAGGAAGTTCATCGGTCCAACTTGCTTAGAGGACATGACTAGGGCAGTTGGGCCGTGCTTAAAGGCGGTGAAAGGGTTGAAGCCGATGTAGGTGGAGATAACGTTCTGCCGTAGGAACTCAGATATCTGCCTCCCTTTAGCAGCAGCGCGGGATGGAATAGACTCTTGTCCAGCAATGTCTTTGAGCCAAGGGATTAGAAAGTTGCGACCGTTGTATTCCGCACCGTAGTGGCCAGTGATTGTGTTCGACAGTCCCGGGTCTTTAAATAGCTTCTGAGTCTCAAGTACAAACGACCGAAAGCTAATATCATGGATCATCTGTCCAATGCGCACTGGCGTCATATCCGGGTTAAGGTCTAATGGATACGCTGCCCCGCTGCGCTTTCTGGTGTAGCCGTTAGAAGTTGTGATATGTCCAAAATCGCCGTCATCATAGGCTCCATCGCGGATAGGAGATTTTCCTTCGATGTCTGGGTGCTTGATAAGAGGGTGGTACCATCCTTCATAATTACCGTGTATATTGTTGATGGGTTCGAGCGGGATTTTATCGATCGTGATTCCGTGGATATGCTCATATTCCTGATCCGCTAGTTTGACGAGTCCATTGAACACGTCCTTGCCCAGTTTCTGTGCGCGTTCCCAATCGGTCTTTTTTGTATTTGCCACGAGCCAATCCATTAGCGCAATAGGATCTGCACCGTAGCCCTTGGCTAAGACTTCCCAATTGGATCGGTTGCCAGCGTTTTGAAGCATCGTGGCAACGTTTCCACGAGTGAAGTTAATGAACGGTCGGCCAGTAGTGGGATCGTTGAATGGCGCAACGATCTTCTTGTCCTTGTCTTCGATCTCTCCGATGGCTTGATACTTCCGCGCGTACTCACGTTGGAGAGCAGATTTGCGATTCGCGGCAGCTGCGGCGGGATAGGTAATGTATTTATTAAAGACCGATTGCGGATCGCGATCTCCCATACGATTAAGGAAGGTTTCCATATTGGTGACGGATGCGAGGAATGTTTTAGGTAGGTCCTTAAGCTTATCCCACCGAGTCTTGGTTGCGTTCATGGGTTGGAGTGGAAACCGTTCGATATGATCCCGCATCTCGGTTAGAACCGCTGCCCGATCCGCTGCCTCACCAGCGCGGATAATCTTCTGCTCATCCCTTGCGTTCTTAATCAACGCATCTACGGTCTGTTTTGCGCCAAGAAAATCATGTGTGGTAAGGTCGTCCACAGCGGTGAGTTTACCATCCACAATAACATCAGCAATAGGAATATCACGATAGCCAAAGCTCTCAGATAGCTTGCCATCGGCGAATTCCTCCAAGGTCGCTTGGCGCCGGGTGAGGTTCTCTTCGATATTCTCCAATGATCGGCCAACTTTATACCCCATTTGTGCGAGGAGGTTTTGGATGTGGTTTAGATATTCGGGCTCGACACCCTTGACATCAGTCTTGCGGAATGGCTTTGCGGCCTTATCGAGTTTGGTCCGTTGCTTCTCAACCTCTTTGGCCATCTGGGCGTAGATAGTGTTGAAGTACTGCGCTTGCTTGGCACGGAAGGCATCAGCGGGTTTGCCTGCGAGTAAAGATGATTCCGCATTCTTCCCATGCTTTCCAGCTTCCTTGAACCACTTCTCGCTATCGATAGCTCGCATTGGCAACGCATCAAACTTGGCTTTAGCTTGGGTAACCAACTGATCTCGAGTTATCTCCCCAAACGACGTACCAGCCAATCTCGCCAGATGGTAAGTCTCTTGGTGTAGTAGGTCCAGTTGATTATTACTGAGTATCTGATCCTTTGCCTCTTCAAGGATATTCTTCTCCAGAAATCCATGTTCAACCTCCATACGTCGCGCGATTTCGACATCGATTAGGTGGCGCATAAAGCGATCACGGCCAAGGCCGGTTGCTTTGCGGGTTTCATTCAGGCGAGCAAGGCCAGCGATCATGCTGTCGCCGGTTGGATAGCCAAAGAGATGGGCAACGTCATCGGCCTTAACCCCCATCCGACCAGTGAGGTATTCGTTGGGGAGCACTGCGGCTTGCTCTTTGGTCATCGACTCTCGGTCGAGCTTATAGCTGTTCTCAAGTTTTGCTCCATGGAGTTCGGCGTTGGCTAAGAATTTGTCTGCGGCGATATCTGGCCGTGCGTTTAGGTCCTTGACGACATCGAGCCGCATAGCTTCAGCGTTAGCTTTCCATTCCGCTGTTTGACGTTTGGTTTGCTCGGCTAAGACTCGACGAGAGGATTGGGCAAGGTCAGCCTTTTGCCTCGCCTCAATCAGCTTCATGTAATTGTTGTAGTCCTTAACCGTCATCCCGATGTCTTTAGCGGCGCGGAATGGTGGGAGGACTTCGGTACCGGTTCCCTTTTCTAAAGGTGGCTCAGCAAAGGATGGCGCAGGACCAATACCCTTAGCTTTAGCCTCCTCCACACGCATATATCGCTCAGCCAACTCAGGAGTTATGTATCTATTTGCTCCCATACGTTTCCATAGATCATTTGCTGCGGCTGCAAATTCCTCCGCTCTACCAAGCCCTGACTCCTGACCTAAAGCAGCCGCAGACCAAACCACTTCAGAACCAAGCACGTCATCCGGAGACATGTGTTTGCCATAGTTCTGCCAGTCACGTTCTCGACGAGACAATGGCTCAGGAAGCATGGCTTTAACTTGAGCCTGAGATACATTGGTATTAGCAGGTTCAGGGGGTTTACCTTTGATATAATAGTCATCTGGAGCTTGAGCAAAGGAAGGTGGCTCCCCAACTTGTGCATGTCCACCACGTTCCGCAATCTCCCCGCGGTCGATGCGGCTGAAGAGATCATCAAAGGTTGGTTCCCTACCAAGCACCTTCCCAATCGCCTCTTTAATCGATGCTAGGAAGTTCTCTAGCTTTTCGAATATCTGATCAACAAGGGTGCGAGGAGTGCCTTCACGCAAGGACTTCTCCCGCATCCAGTGACGGAAGGCCTCGGCAATACCTTCTTCTAACTGTTTGCCCCTAGGCAAGGTTGAATACCGACCCTCAATCCCATACTTCTGCAACCATTTCTCATCCACCGCAGCTTTTTCTAGGGCTCTCCATTCCGCTGGATGGAATAGTCCCATCTGACGAAGTGCGTGAATTGACTCATGTCGCGCTACACCAAGCGGCGAATCTGCATTAAGAGAGTAAGCAATAACAGGAAGCTTACCTGGATATGCTTGGAAGAATCCTTGAGGATTAACGTTGACTACAGGCCGTCGAATGTCACCGACAGGGGCAGATATAAAGCTGCGGTTAGGAAGCAAACGAGCAAGCTCCGCATCAACAGCGGATGATATATCGGCTTCTTTGGCATTGAATAACTCCGTAGGCTTGAGGTAAGCTTCAACCCCAGGGTAGGTTTCTAGCCAAGCACCGCCGACTAGGTCTGACATTTGGTTGTGGATGATGGCTGGATCGGTGTCGGCTTCGGCTAGTTTAATCCGCACCTGTGCTAAGGAAGTCATCTCCTTTCCAGCCTTCTCACGAGCCCCAGAGACTCGATGACCGGTTAGGTACTCAGCGTTGGGGAACTCGGCTTTGATCTGGGCTTTTAGATCGCGCATTAGCGCAGGGCCAAAATGATTTGGGTTGTAATATTCCCCAAGGCCGTTGATCATCTCAACGTAAAGGTCTTTGCCACCCTTTTGTTCGCTGAGATTGAGGGTGCCAACGCTTTCGCCTTTTTCATTTATCAGATCAAAGTCATGAAAATTAGCCCACACTTCTTGTAATCTATCATATTCTTTCGCAGTAGCAGCTTGTTGTTCTTCTGAACTTAATTCGCTCCATCTGGCTCCAGGCTCACCAATCTCCCAGTTTATTTGTGCGTTACGTTCAGTATTCTTCATTCGATCTTTATCGATCATTCTTTGAATGGTAAGCTTACGGTCTCCAAGGGCAAACATAGGCTCATAGCCACCCGCAGCGCGCACCACTGGGATAGTTTCGTCAACCGTGGGGATTGGCGGTGGCTGCGCAGCGAGTTCAGTTGCTTCGCGGGTGGTGATCCCACCTTGCACAACCCTCAAATCATCATGCAGCGCCTTGTGAACCTCCGGATCAACCTTCGTAATCCAATCCGCCATCGGCACGGTGATATCGGCTCCGGTTTCACGAGCCACATCAAGCTGTTCTTTGAGATTCGGCACCCAACCAAGAATCCCATCGTCAGCACTAGGAAGCTTATCCCCATAAAGCTTAATAACCGCTTCACCACTGATCCCCATTGTTGCGTCTTGGGTGTGCTGATTGACGAAGTCACGGAGGAGTTCTGGTGCGCGCTCACGACCGGGGACTCCCTGAGCCTCAGTTACCTTCTGATCCAACAACTCAAGTGCCGATTGATTGGCCTCAGTCTTAACCTTATCAATCTCGGGGTGGATGCCTGCTGGAGGGAGCTTATCGCTATAAAGCCAAGGCTTGACCTTGGCTAGTACATTCATCGGACCTTCTGCGCCACCACCTCCAGCCTTGACACCAATATCACCCCGCACCATGGAGTATTCGACCATACCGGCGACATCGTCAGCTAACTGCTTCCCACCAACCTTCTCCAGCACATCGTGACTAGCGTGAATTGCCCCGGAGATGGAACGGGATAGACCCTCGAAGCCAACCTCGGCAAGGCCAATCCCTTGGCCAAGCACACCATAGGCAGCGGTGGCTAGGTGGTTGCCTCCGGTCATGTCTAAGGTCTTGGCGAACTCTTCATCTGAGCCGAAGCCGGTGTAGAATTTCTTAGTGTTGAGTGGCTGGTCGCCAAAACCTTCGCGGAATGATTTACCCAAGCCTGCGAGGCCATCGCTCAACGTATCGAGTTGACCATAGGAGTCGTTGAAGATTTGGCTATTCAGCGGATGCCGTTGCACAAAGTCATTAATATACATGTTGTTGCTGACAATGGTATTCGCCACTGTAGCTTTGGTATTACGTTCAAAGGTTGGGAGATCGCCAGCGATGATTGAGGCTGGAACGCCAGTGGCTTTTTCTAACGCATAGGCCCTAGCGGAGTCATCAGGGTTGATGTCGATGTTAGCCGCAACATTCCCAGCAGACTCAGTGCCGAACATTCCGTGAATGACATTAGAATAATCCGTATTGACATCAGTGTCACTCATTGGCTTTGGCTCGTTTGGCAAATAAATCGTTATAAACTTGGCGAGCATAGATGCGCTGGATCATGTCATCGGTTGGGACCACGCCCTTTTCCTCTTGAACTTGCTGAATGATTGCGTTGCGGTGTTTGTCGGGGACGCTGACTTCAAACACCCGCTGCGCACCAACGTTCGATCCAAACCACCCAGTTCCAGCACGGGTTTGGAGCAGGCGCTGCCCAATTTCTTGGATGGCTTTGGCGTCCGCTGGTTTCTTGTTGTCCCGTGCGTAGGTATCCATCGCACTTTGCAATCCACCAACGAACTTATCATAGCCATCAGCGTCGGCTTTGCGGGTGATGTTGGCCTGATCCATAGTTGGACGGAGTATTTGTAATGCGTACATAATCCGTGGGTCAGCTTCTGCGTTAGACTTCTTGGCGATTTGAAGATTAACCAACTCCTTCCTGGCACTAATTGGTAAGTTGGCACCAATCACATCTGTGTCGAGAAACTGCGCTGGGTCAGATTGGGCCATACCCTTAAGCCGCTGGTATTCAGTCAGATTCTCTTGGGTCCAAGCTGTGTCACCTTTGGCATTCCTTGCCATTACTCCCATATATCGCCGCGCATCACTTGGCGACTGTTGAACCAACTTTTGCCAGGCGGCTTCGACATCTGGACCAGCGGCCTTGAGGTCTTCGACAGAGGTTGGAAGCTTGCCGCTTTGCCCACCCATCAACGCACCCTCAACCGTTTGGCGATTGCGATAGTCGTCGTCGCGTTTGGCGGCAATGGTTTGGTTGTGATCGGTGATGATACGTTGTTCAGCGTAATCAGCCATCAGCGGATCATTCGGTGAAAGTTGATCGGCTCTAGTTCGACCCGCCGCGATCTGATCTTGTAGCCCAGCGTTGCGGGCAAGGATTGCGTTGGTATTCCGCAGATATCTCGGTACAGTTGTACTATTAGCATCCTTAGCATTACCCGCTTGAGCTATGGGTTTGCCTGAGAACCACTTTGAGGCGGCTTCGTTAAACGATCCGCCATCTTGCATATACTTGCCAAACACACTCTCAAATAACTTATCCTGCGCACTGGGAGACTTTAGGAAGTCCTGCGTAGACATCGCTGGCATCCCAGCTTGCTTGAGGAAGTCGGGAAGGAATTCCTCCATCACTTGGTATCGACCGAGGGCGCGTCCGTGATCAGTCTGCACTCCAATTGACTGGTAATTATTTCCGGATTCAAAAGTGCCAATAGCAAGCTTAGCCTGTGGCATTGATACAGGTTTTGATCCCCAGCTGAGATCGCTTCCAGACATGACCTCAGATGATATATTTCTCGCTCCAACCGTGTGCGTCGCGTCACGTACGATTGCGGTGAGTCGGCCAATGTCTTCTCCATTGATCTTTCCATCTTTGGTTGCTTGGTCGAGCATCTTGCTCGCGGCAAAGGGTTGTTGGCGAGCTAGGCCAGTGATGCGAGCGTAATATAGATCGGAGGTAGCTTTGTGCACTGCGTTGTCGATTGTGTCTTGATCCGCACCCTTCTGTTGCCATTGGGATCGGGTATTAGCAATGGTTGTGGCTAAGTGTTCCTGAAATCCTTTTTCATCCGTTGGGTCGACAAGGGCGGCGTTGTATGCGGATTGAACCCTAGCCGCTGAGGCACCGATGGAATAGGCCTTATTTTCACTGGCCGCGTGCCCAGCGCCGTTGAAGATCGTTCGCCCCTGAATACTAAGGCTCTCGTTTTCATACAGCTTCTGCGCAATGGGATTGTCTAAGCCATCTCCAATGGATTTACGGGCCTGCTTTAGATTGGCAATATAGTTTGGATAGGCTTCAACTGCGTCCTTCCCTTGCAGCGCGCTAAAATCCGCATGAAGCTTACCTGCCTGCTCCTGATAGTTGGCTGCGGCCTCATTGGCTGCGCTAGAGTTCTTAAGCTGCTGCATTGCATCAGCGCGCTGCCATAGCTCCTCACCATCCTTACTAAAGCTCCCACCAAGTTCAGTTAACGCGTGCGCAGTTGCTCCACCAAAGGCCGCAATGGGAGTGTCAGCAGAATACCGCGGAAGCGGATCATCCTGCGGAGCCACATCAGGTACACCGCTATAAGGAACCTGAGGCATTAGTTAAGTCCCCATCGAGTTAAACACACCGCTCTGCGAAGCTTGCGACCACTTACTCGCCACTGAGCCAGCGGTGGAAACTAAGCTGGACATCATTTCTATACTACCAGCCTGACTAGCGTTCTCTGATGCCATCACATCCAGCCCAGCTTGGTTAACATCCATCACCGACTTGACGTTATAGTCATAGGCCGTCTTCGACGCGTTAGCACGAATTTGTTCCAAATCAATCCCAGTTACTAGACGTTGGGATTTCTGAACCTCTAGGTTTGATCCAGTGTTAACGTCAAACCCTGACGCAGCCTGCGCAACCTTAATCTTCCCCATTTCCTGACCAGCCTTGAGTCCCTCAATCGTCGCCTGCTGCTCACCTTTGTTAATTGCGTAATCTGCATTCTGCTTATCGATCGACGAGTTAATCTGCGCTACCTGTGCCTGATAGTTATACATCCTCGCTTGGGCATCAGCTTCCTGCTTCTTTCCAGCGCCCTGCATTATTCCGCCAACAAGTGTGGCGCCTAATCCAGCTATCGCTAACGGCCCGGCCATTACGCTGCCCCAATTTCAAAGGAAACCAACTCACCAGTTTCCCCGGTGAACCTAGCCCCAAGCCACTTAACCCAACGGCGTGCGACCTTACTATCTCTTAAACAATGACCGACAAATATAGAATGGTGTGATCGGAGGGTTTGAATAATATCTCGACTCCGTCGCGCAAAGACGAACTTATATCGATCAAACTCCGCTGTGTGAAGGAACCAGATATAGGCTTTCTCAGAAATCAGCGTCTCGCTAATTGCGCCAAGGACGCAGCATAGATTTCCATCAACGCTACCCGCGATGATATAATCTGACTTAGTCATATACTGTTCAACTATCTTATACTCCTCAGGGCTTTCAAACGCGAGGTTGGCTAATAGCTTCGCTCGATTCTCTCGACTAACATACTGCACATCTACATTCATGCTCCAGTCCTCTTTTCATTGTGCTCGACCACATTGAGAATCACACCAAGAACAGTGGCGGGGTATGGGTTGGATTGGCGAAACGCTATTTGACCCGGGACAGTATAGGTTGGGTCTAGGATTGTCTTAGCATCACCGGTTACGAGATCAGTTACTATTTGGCTTGGCTGCCCAGTTAGCATTGAGCTAACATTTCCTTGAATCAAATCCTTCATCGGCACCAAGGTGCTAGTTGAGGAGCCAACTTGAAGACCAAGGGTTTCTGCTACCTTCATATCGATGTTCTCAATCTTCTTCACCCGACCTTGAATTGTTGGTTCACCAAGATCAATGGCGAGGGTTTGACCATCACACACGTAACCTATTCCCACAGTAACCTTGGATGCAGGTACCCCCAGGGTGAATATACCTGAGACGGGCATGACGAAACTTGGAATGATAACACCGTCAGCTAGACCAGTGACTGTGAGACCGGCCAGATGTTCGGCTCCGGAGAAAGTACTAACTGGAGGACCAACATACTGTAACCCTGCATCCACGCACCAGGCGTCTTTGACTCCTGCGGGAAATATGCGTTCCGCAAATCGTTCGATGTATTGAACTGTATTGCCATTCACTACCCTTTGAACGGTTGTGTAGACTGCGTCAACTGTACCTGATGGAGTATTTTGCTCAGTAACCGACGCAACGGATTGGAATGTGCCTTGAGTAACGCTATGAGACCAGCCGATGAAATCCTGTTCCTTTAGAAATGTCAGCGTAAGCATCACACCGTCACTGCGCACTCCCCAAACCATTTTAAACGGTTCTTCCGCCCAAGCCCAATTGGTAATATTGAAGCCATAGAATAGATGGGAGGCGAGGATAGAGATGTCTGTACCGGTGTAGACATTGGCGTAGATGTTGTAAGAAGAGTCTCGAACGATAGAACCTTTGGCTTGGACATAAAGGACATCGTAGTTAGCGATGATTGGTTGAACATCGCTAACGCCATTGAAGCTCTGGGCATTAGCAACCAAGGCCGTTGGGGTTATAGCGGAACCTGGAGAGCCGCCATTGATTAACCAACTAGCTCTATCAGTTAGCACAAGCAAACCAGTGGTTTGTGAGACCATGGATTTAATCGTGTTCAGCTGACCTGAGACTAAGGTTGCGGTAATGGAATCAGATGCCTGTGCTGGAGAGCTTACGTTGAAATTGGTATACGCACCGGGTTGAGACATATAAAAGGTTTGCGGCGATGCAGTGGGTCCAGCAAGAATTAAGCGTTGTTGAAAGAATGCTGGAACGGAAGGGAATCCATTTGAACTAGCGCCAAGAGAGGCAGTTGCTGAAGCTGCACCGGCAGAGAAGGTAACGTTTGGAACGGATAGATACCCCGCACCAGAGTTCAGGACAGAAACTTGCCCGACACCCCAAGTTAGATTAGCCGTTACGCCTGTGCCTGAGCCTGAGGTTGATAGCTGACTTACAGGATTTGATGGAGTTGTGCCTGCGGTGACTGCCCCACCGTTAGATGGTGGGAAGGTAATTGGTTGCCAGGAGGCAACTGAGTTGCCAGCGCCGATAGTTGCAACTGTGAGAATAACTCCGTTGGTGAATACGACTGTTTGACCTATGGCATAACCAGTTCCACCAGTTGCAACGGTTGGTGTGCCTTGAACTTGGAGCGTAACGCCGAGAGAACCAGCGATTGTTGACGATGCACCAGTTAAGGATGCTGTAGGGACAGTTGTATACGTGCCTGCGGAAGTTACGGCTACAGATGCCACTCCAGAGCCCTGGAATGGATTCTTGGCAATTGGTGGGGTTTGGGCGAAGTCTGGACTTATATTAGAATCATCAAGTCGAGTACTAGTTGATGAACCAATAAAGCCATAGGTCTGACCCGCAGGGACGACACTGAAATAGGTTACGTCGGATTTATAAACGTTATAGGCTACGGCTCCAGCAACTGCACCCCATTGAACAGCAATTGTCATAGCCGTAGTGCGCATGTCGGAGGAAGTTATAGCACTAGCTACGCTGGGTGATGATTCTTGACCATTACCATCGATGCTTGTAACTACGTAGGAATACCCAACGTTATTTGTACCGGCACCTACACTAGAAGTGAGTGAGGATATAGCTGGAGGGGAAGCAGTTGTGCCAATAACGATCGGAAGTAAGGTCCAATTAGCAGCGGTTACAAGAGTTAGAATATAGGGTTGGTAAGATGGATGGCAGAGCACCATCTGACTAACATTTTGGGCATATTTTATCTTAGCAAGATCAGCTGCGAGATAAGGAGAAGTGATGGTATAGACACGAGAAGCGGTGCCACCGGAGATATAAGTGCCAAAAGCAAGGGAATTGATAGCAACGCCTTGAAGATTGGCTAAGGTAACTGCGGCGCCGACTACATTGGTAACTTGGAAATAGCGACCATTAAGTTGGGTCATACCAACTATGCCGGTGACGAATATCCAATCACCAATGCCATAAGCATTGCCTGGGACTTGGATTACGCATGGATTAGCTTTAGAGGCGCCGGTTATGGTAAATGCGTTTTCTAAAACTGGCGCTCCGTTGAAGAAGAACCTAACGTAGTGATCACCAAACTCGAGTACGTAGCCAACGGTGAAGGATGCCTGGAAAGGGATCAATCGAACAGCTGTTGCGGACTTAAAGCATTGAAGGATGTATTTAGTTCCAGTGCGGGTCGATGCACCGCCACGGTAGTCGACAAACCAGTTTTGGAGATTGGCTGCGCCAGATTTATACTTGGCTAAGTCAACTCGGGCGTAGAGCTTTGGGCTCCATTCACCGGAATTAAATGATGCTTGGATATGACTTTCGCTCACTGGTAGTCCTCAGTACATCGGGAAGAAATCAGCGGATTGGAATCCGTCATACGGTCCAGTGGTGTAGCCATCGGTATAGGCAATGCCACGGATGCGGATGAAATCGGGGGTTACGTCGTTGACGGTTAGGGCTTCGTTACCATCGGCTACGCGGGCTTGTTCAATTGCGGCGTTGACTTGTTTGATTAGGCCGTTGGCTTTTTCACGAGAGTTCTCTTTGAGCGCAATAGTCATCGCTGAGGCGCAGAGATTAATCCAAGCGGTCTGGAACATGGAATCCATGATGTTTGGATCGGTGATCTGGCTGACGTAATTCAACGTTGCAAATTCTTGATTGGTGAGAATCACGCGCTGAGGGGTAGCGGTAGTGGCTTGGGTAAGGTTGAAGGTAGCGCCAGTGCCAAGACCAGTGGTAGAGCCTTGAGCTACAGGATTGGCTTGAATGGCAAAGTAGGAACCTCCAACGATTGGTGACGCGCCATTGACTTGATTGATGACGGCTACGGTACCGATTACACCACCGGGTGCGGTGAGGACTTGAAGCACAACCGGGGCGCCAATTGGAAGGGCACCTTGTGGCGCACCAACGAGGGTTATTAAGTCACCTACGTTGTAGCCTGTGCCGCCAAAGGCAACCGCTGCGGATAGAACTCCGAAGAAGTTATCGGTTTGCACTGCGTAGCGAATTGGCTGTCCCCACCAATATGATGAGGCTCCACCGGTTACTGCGGTGGTTATTGGGACGCCAGAGACGAATCCAGTTTGAGTGGAGGGAATGACGAAGGCTGGACGAAGGCAATCAACTGGGTATTGATACTCATAGGCCCAAGGCGGTGCGGGTTGGCCAGGTGCCCAGAGAGTTGTGGCAGCAGAGGTGTTTTCAGGTGTGCCAGGTGCGGAGGTGATATAAACCAAGTTCGCGGTCCGCATCGCACAATTCCACGGTGCTTTGCGGAGCAGATCATCACGCATATTGGCAAAGATGAGGTTGAACTGAATCGCTTCGTTGGAGACTGGAGTCGATCCAGGTCCAACCTCACTCGCCGCTACGGTTGTGCGTGTGCCGAGTACCTGCAAGGCACGATTACAGATATCGACAAGTTGGGTCATGGGCTAGCGCTTTCCTTGAGAGCCGCAGTTACCACAGTTGTCACCACCAAGGCCAGGCTTGCCGCTGGATTGGCTACCGCTTGGCATTTGGCTATTGCCATAGTTATCGCCGTGGAGACCTGGACCGTTGCCATCCATGATGTTGGTTGGTCCCTGCGGAGCCATATAGCCCATAACGTCTTTCATCTTTGGTCGCTGATCCATTAGATTCTCCTCAAGGTTTCACCGTTGGTTTCGGCTTCGGATTCGGCTTCAGGCTCCACTGCCGTAAGCGCCGTTGGAGGCGCAGTAACCGGCAACGCAGGCTCAGGCAACTGCGGTGCGTGATTGGCGTTATGCCCATCCAATGCACGCATCGCAGCGTCGTGAATATCTTTCAACTTCGGCTGATCGCGTGTCTTTTCTTCGATATGAAGAAGGGCTGCGATCTCACTTAGATTATCAAGTCCAGGCATCATCGTTTCCTTTCAGTATTTGCCTTGTGAACCTTTATTGGAAGTTTTCTGTGATACCATCGGAGCTTTAAGGCCCCGACCTTCGTACATCGGTACCGGACCGCCGGGGCGGACCACTTGGTTACCAATGTCTGACACGAAGCTCTTATTCACACCCCGGCTAACAGGTTCTGTCTTTGAGCTTTCGCTCACGTCTCTGGTTGCTCGTCCTTGTTTCATAATCCACTCCGTTTGAAGGTTAGTTGCTTGGCATGATCCCAACGATTCTCAGGATCATCTGCCATCTCACGACGGATTTTTTCTAATGCTCCACCGTCGGTATGGAGGGTTTTGAGAATTTGGCGATAGCGATCGTCAAGGCGCTCTAGTTCGTCTTTAAGGTGCTGCGGGGATGGATGGCCTAGTTCTTCGTACATGTATTTGATATCATGAATATCATGCATGTAATTGGCAAAGCGACGAAGGGATTCAGGAACCTCACTTTCTGCTGCGCGCATGAAGCTGATGGCTTCGGTGAACATCTTACGCATGGTTATAAGTTCTCGCGAGATACGAAAGAGAAGGTCACGTTCGGTTACGCTTTCGTCAAGTTTGTATTCGGGTTCGTCTGCCATTTGAATTACCCTCGTGATTAGTGGATAAACCTCGTATGTACCAGCGTGGAGTGATAAAAAGCGTTTTATCACTGACGAACTGTTGCCATTGTTGGGGCCGCCGTATAAGTGACCACAATAAATTGATTAGGCCCTAGATAAAACGAATTGGTCGTTACCGAAGGGGCAGCACCGAAGACGTTAAGAGCCGTTATCGTACCGCCGATAATGAATACCTGTTCTCCTGTCGGGCCGGCTCGATAAGTGAACGGGGAGGCGCCAACCGTTATGCCTGTCGCCCCCTGCGGGTTAAACCCGTTGTTGTTTTCGATGATATTATTGAGCGCCGTGGACGCATTCGATATGTTGAACGTCGCGTTTCCGACACCATTCGGGCCAACAAGGTCATTGTTGAGAAGGCTGTTGAGCGTGGTGCCCGCTTGGAGCGCTATTCCTATCTTCTGCGCAGCGCCTGCGGTGTTGAAGATACGGTTGTTCTGAGCGTACACGCCGCCCGCTGCAATCGATATCCCGTTTGAGCTATTGTTCAAGATGGCACAGTTCTGGACGTTCAGACCTTTAGCCTGACTCTGGATGCCACTTCCCGACATTGCGTTGATCATGCAATTGGTGATGAAGACTTCTGAATTGTTGGCAGTCAGCTCGAACCCGTGCCCGATTCCGCTCGCGGGGGTCGTTAGGTTTGGACCTGTGGGGGATGTGCCGGCAAGTTCCAAGTTGATGTTTGAGAAAATATGAGAGAGGGCAACGTCGAAGGTGTTAAGAAAGATTTCGCTATTGCCGTCTTGACCAGCAAAAAGGTTGCTCACTCTAATGTTGGCTATGGGGTTTGAAGCCAACCCCTGAAATACGATGCCGAAACCGGAGTTGAAGGCGGTTGCAATGTTATTCCAAAATCCCACAGTCGTAGCGGCGGGACCGGTTACATTCTGTACAGTAAAGCCGGTTGCTACGTTACTCTGCGAAATCACCTGGTTCAGTTGCCACTGAAGCCCGCCATTCGTGGCCGACGCCGTCATTACAACGCCGTGGAATTGGTTGAGTTGAGAAATTACATTCTCAATGATGCCATAAACACAGGTGCCGAGATTGAGCCCGTTATAATTTAGCTCCGTTATGACGTTGGTTATCCAAGCATTATTCGTAAGAACGCTAGTGGTCACAATCCCGTCACCGCCGGCTGTTGCGGTTACCGAATGCAAAATAGTCATATTCGACACGCCCCACGTACCCGCAGTGCCACTTACGGATATGACGGGCTGCGAAGCTGCCGAACTTCTAATAGTCGTCGCTGTGGGGCCTTGGCCGATTAGGTAATTTAACGCGTTATTGATATTGATCGGCCCGGATGTAATGCAACTGCCCGCCGGCAGCACGACCGACGCATGCGCAGCCAAAGCTGCGTTTATAGCAGCCGTGTCGTCGGTAACGCCGTCGCACTTGACGTTAGCGGCTGTGGCGTTTGTCGGAAGCGCCGTGCAGTCCTGTGCGTTGGCAGTCGATCCGGTCGGGTTGCACTTGACCGTGTTGGCTGGCATCTGGGCCAGCTGTGCGTTGGTGAGGGTATTAGGTGGAACTATTATGGTGGAATTTGGAGTTGGCTTTGGAAGGGCAGCGACGCCAGTGGCATTAGCGCAGGTAGTGTTGTTTGGGAACACGCCATTGCATTGAGCCCAGGCAAAGCTTGGAGCAAGAAGAAGGGCGAGAACTAAAAGGAGTTTTTTCATTGGAGCATCGTCCCACCGCCGTTAATTATATCAGGGCGGATTACTAGAGAACCAAAGTTGCTACCAATTGGCACCGAGGCGAGACCTGAGATTAGCTCAGTGCCAAAAGGAAGCACGGTGATTGGGTTGCTGAAGGCAAAGCCACCAATGTCACAGATTGTGATTGGGACAGTGGTGAATTGCTTAGGGATTGCCTGAGCACCAGCGGCGGAGGCTTTGAGGGATGGAAGTTGGATAGTAACGGCACCATTGAAGTTTACAAGCACCAAATTGGTACCACGCTGTAAGGTTGTTGTTCCACCAACAGTGACGTTTAGTAGCCACTGATCAGCGTACTCAACCCAGCCTACGGAGGGACCTAGGTAGAGTTTTTGAGTCTGCCTAAAAGTGCCACCTTGATCTAGGTCCCGTTGATCGGCCATCACACTCTCCGATCGGACTTCTGAGCTTGAATTAAATTAGCCATCATCTGTTGGTTCTGTTGTAACATAGCGGTCATGGCTGACATGATCTCAGCCATTCCTTCGATCTTCACGACGTTGGATTCGGCCTTGAGCCGAGCCATCTCAGCCTGACTGGCTTCGATCATCTTCTGACCGTAGGAGATGTCTTCATTGGGTGCGGCGCCCCAGCGCTTTTCGAAGCTCTTGGAAATGGTCTTGGCTTCGTCGTCGAGGGGAATCATATCCGGAGTTGGATCGCCAACGAAGATGATATCGTCTGCGCGTTCCGCACCGGTTCGATGGGCGACGATTACCTCTCCTGCAATGATTTCGCCTCTGGGGTTGCGGAAGGTTACGTTCCAGCAGTTGGGATCGTCGATGTCGAGTTGGAGGGGAACTTTGAGCCGAGTGCGGATTTGCTTCCCGCTTGAGCGATCGGTTTCGTTGTATTCCCATTCGTTGTTTTCAACCGAGAGGTAGTGGGAGGTGGAAAGGCGCCAACGGGCCATAGTAATTCTCCTAGGTTATAATCCAACACCAGTTAAGGTGCGTTGGATTAGGGTTGTGGTGACGATGATCTGCGCGGTGTTGTAGGGGACGAAGAAGCCACTTTGATAAGCAATGGCTACGGGAACTGGTGTAGATAGAGGTTGCTGCCAACTCATACCTCCAGGGATGGTATTAGCGATAAGCCCAACGGAATAGGATAGGGAAGTGGAACCTAGTTGCGCTAGGGTTGGGGGTGGAGTTGAGGCTAGTGGTTGTTGCCAAGCAAGGGTTAAGGTTGGGAATGGGGCCGGGGTCCAAGTAGTCTGAGGTAGGATTGCTTGGGCAATAGGTGGTGCGAGAGAAAGGGGTTGATACCAACCCCAAGGAGAAACAGCAGCAGTTGTTTGAGGAGTGTTGAAAGGAACAAACGTACCACCAACTTGGCTTAGTGGCGCAGGTGGTGTAGTCGCCAAGGCCTGATACCAACCCATGCCGATGATGGTATTGATAACTGGCGCGACATTATAAGAGAGGATCGATGAGCCAGGTTGTACAGGTGGTATGGGTGGAGTGGTGGCGAGGGCTTGGTACCAACCTAACGGAGCGGTGTTGAGTTGAAGAGTGTTGAATGGTACGAATGTAGCGCCTAATTGAACCGCTGGTGCTAAGACTGGAGTTGAGAGTGGCTGTTGCCACTTGTCGATTGTAACGGTGTTAGTTTGGGCGGTGTTAAAAGGTACAAATGAATAGCCAAGCTGAGGCAAGGCAATCGGTGGTGCAAGGGCACTAGTTGATTGCCAACCACTGGGGATTGGGAATGGAGGAACGATAAAGGGAAGCTGTGGTGCGTTGACCTGAGCTATCGCAGGCGCAGCCGAGGCGATCGATTCCCAACCTTGCGGAATGCCTGCGGCTATTTGCGGAGTGTTAAAGGGAACGTAGCTTGAGCCAAGTTGGGCTTTAGGAGCGGGTAATGGGGTGCTGAGAGGTTGTTGCCAACCATCTACCTGAGTATTAATTTGCCGAGTGTTAAACGGAACAAACGCATAACCGGATGCAATAGCAATAGCTGCAACTGCGGCCCTAGCAGCTATTGCAACTGAATGTTGCGGATCGGCGTTGGGGACCCAAATAGTTGCCGCACCTGCCGGGGTATAGGTAATAAAGATGATGCCATTGGCACCATTGCCGCCAGCGCCACCTTGAGTAGCTTGCGAGTTCGCGCCAGCGCCACCACCACCGCCATAGATTCCACCTGTGCCGCCAGCACCGGCAACGCCGGCTGACGTTCCTCCTCCACCACCAACGGCGATGACCGAACTGACGTTGAAAGTTGTATTGGTTCCTGTGCCACCATTAACATTGGTAGTTGCACCTGTGCCGCCCGCGCCAATGACGTAATTAAAAGCCGTAGTGCCGGGCGTTGCGACGGAGAAATTATTAAGCCGCCGATATTCTCCACCACCACCTGACGCACCCGACAGGCCAAATGAGCCACCTCCACCCGCACCGATAGCTTGAATGGAGTTATTGGCGTTGTTCCAATCCGCAGGGCTGGTTTGAGACGTGCCGCTAACGATGACAATCGTTGTCATGGCTTACCACCAGTGAATGGTGGTGGTGAGACGAATCCACCAATAGCTGACCACGTCCAGCCAATATTAGCGTTTAAATCGTTGACGAGAGTCATTCCAGGAAAGGCTAGGGCATCAAGCACTGGATCGCCGCAGATAACACTAACTACGTTACCACCACTATCAATTACGCAACAACGAGGATCACCAGGGGCTTTACCGGCAGCGGTTGTAACAGCGTTTGTGACGGCTGTCTGCCACGCAGCTGCATTTGGATAAGGACCTATTGAACAATGAACTATAGCCTCGCCTACACTTAATGGATGGGTGTCAATTTCGGCATTATTAGCAGTCGGATAGACATAGCGCCTAATCTGCGCTGATCCGATTGCGTAGACTATTCCGAATTGAGTTACAGACATTCATTCATCCAGCGGAGTGCTCGGCCTTTAGCTTCATCACGTTCGAGTTTCTTCTCAAACGGGTCACAACCATGACCTACGCACTTTTCACAAACTACACGCATACATATTTTGCAAAGCCCACCAAGGTCAGCGGGATCGCACATGGGTTGAACCCTGCGAACGTTTTGGCAATGGCCGCAGGTGAAGGTGGGGAGTTCGGTTATTTCTCCCCAAGGACCGGTTAGGGTGCCAAGGCCGGTAAGAGCGCTACGCATGGCTTACTCACGCCATTTGCACGCGGCGGTGGCAGTGCCGACGTAGGTTGAGGACTTGGTGCGGATGCCATAACCAGCAAGGTTGGTAGCGGGCACCACGATCTCACCTGGGCCGCCTGGGGCAACTACCCAACGATAGGATGCACGCTGGTTGGCGCCAAGGGAGGACTTGGCCTCTTCCGCTTGGGCCGTGGCTTTGGCATGGGCATCATTCAGCGGACCGAGTTGCGTCAGGAGTTCCTTGACCCCTGATAGGTGACTGATGGTGTCGTCGATTATCTTAGGGTCCATAGGAGTCTCCTAGAATTGTGAATAGTAGATGACAGAAGAGATTGTCGCTACGCTTGGAGTGATGCATAGCGCATTATTTACTGGAGCAAAGATCGTGGCGATTGAGATGTGGTCAGCGGATGGCGCTGTGCTGGTTACGTTAGTAGCAGGGATTACTGCTGTGGTGCCAGTGGCACAGTTTGCGCCGGTACCATAGGAGAATGAGAATGTACCAGTAGCGCCGGTGTTGGTTGTATGCCATCCGCATACATAGATCGCTTGACCAGCTACTGCGGGGACTATTTGGGTAAGGACAACTGGCCCAGCGTTAAACTGAGCCACTTTGTTGCAGATGATCTGGTTGGTTGGACCAACGGTGTTATCGGCGAGGGCCGCACTAACAAACGCAAGCAGGAAGAGTAATGCAGCGCAGAGCTTCTTCATCACCGCACCCGATACCAAGAGGTAGTTGAAAGAGCATAGCGGAACTCAACCGACGCACCAGCCGCCAAGGTAGCGAAGGTAGTGTTATTGACTAAGGTTGCGCCATCAGAAGTGGTTACGGTAGCACCGGTAAAAGCACCACCAGAACCGTTCACCCACTCGAAGATTTCGCCATCGTATGGGAGTGGGGGTAAGGTGACCGCTAGCGAAGCTGAGGCTGCTGTGGAAACTAAGGTTCCAGTGGTGACGCCCAAGACCAAAGTACCAGAGGTCAGGGCGGTAGTGGTCATACCAGTGGAATTGCGTAGCTGAGATGAGGGAACGAAGATTGATGGGCCACCTGGCCCACCTTGTGCCATGGACACGACTTCGTTGCCGGACATGGATCGGTTGAAGAGTTGCCCTTGAGCCCAGCTATAGATGGCTGGGCTCGCAACGGCGAGGGCAATGACCACCCCCGCCAGAAACGCACGAAGTTTGGTCATTGCCGATCTCCTTAGTTGGCGACTACAACGCCGGGTGGATAGCCACCAAGGATTGCGTTGTTGGTTGCGTTGTAAAGTTGATCATGACGATCAAGGACGAGGTAGGAACTGACGTTTCCAGCGGTGGTAGTGGCACCAGCAATGATATAGGTCAGACGAAGGAAGCGAGGGATGCCAACGCCAGCAGGCGGACGAGGCATATCCATGTCCATCAGCCGAGCGCCAACCACAGCGATAGTGGCAAGAGCGTAGGCTGGGGAAATCCACCATTGAGTAAAGGCACCTTCACCACCAGAGCCGTTATCGGGGGCGCCGTTAAGAGCGACCTGTAGAGTGGCGGCACCACCAGAGGTGAATGCGGTGACAACTTGAACCAAGAGCTTGAGGGCAGGATCGTCACCGATACCAATGTCTCTGGCGCCTTGAAGGTTGGCAAGCACTGGGATGCCAGCCATGTGGAGATCGATGTCATTGGTGCTGTTAATGGTGCTAACAACAGCGGCCAAGTTCTGAGCCGAGGAGAATTGAAGTAGTGCATCGAGAATCATGGGTTGCTCCTTAAACCACTTGGGCTTCGTTGTTGAGGATCGCGTCACAGGTGCGGACAGGGATTCCGCGGAAGGTGGTGATCACCTTACCTTGGAACTCTTCGAGGCGAAGCAGAACGTTGGTTTTGTTCATCGCCTGAAGGTCGAGATAGGTGCGGATCACACGGTTACAGTACATCACGACTCGACCCATGTTGGCACGGATGTCGGGGGTGTCGGAGGATTGTACAGCGGTTGCTCCTGCTGGTGCGGTGGGGAGACGATAGAGCGCCCTGACGAGCAAGTTGATTAGGTTCGCAGCCGAGACGCCGGTAAGCTGGGTGACGTCGATGTTCGCAACCCTAGCAGTGTATCTCCAGTCACGAAGGACTAACCCAATCTCCCATTTGAAGTGGTCACGATAGGCTTGATAGGTATTGCCAGTGGCGTCTTGAACCGGCCACTCACCCATATCACGGTGCTGAAGACCAGTGATTTTGCCTTTGGGGAATGTGGCATGGGTGGTGTCTGAACCCCAGGTGGTGATCCAGATTGAGGTGTTCGACGACGAGATTCCACCACCATCAAGGACGTTCGCTGCGGTTTGGGAATTGGCAGCGGTCTTGGTTGAGTAGCGAGGGGCGAAGCCAGTGAAGCGCTCAGGGTTGGTGAACTGATTGCCATACATGAGGGTTGCGGCAATCTGCTGAGACATACCTTCTAGGAAGGCTCGGACCTCACTGAGTCGGAACTCAGCGGTGTTGCCATTGAGATCAGCGATGTCCTTGTCGATCACTGCGTAGGTTTCGAGGTTTCCGCAGGTGTCGACGATTTGGGCAGTGGTAGACTTGGCGTTCGGGACGCCTTGGTTTAGCAAGCGCCAGGTTGCCTGAGGCAAGCCGGTGCGCACCGTGGTCTTGTGACCAGTTGGAAGGTTGCCTTCGACAACGAGCATATCGTCGAGGATTTCATTGGTTTGGGAAAGGAGTTCGATGATGGATGCGATTCGATATCCATCTTCGAGCCGCTTCGCCCAATCAGCATAGGTGAGGGCTAGTGAGCCGATAATTGCCATAGGTTGGGTTCCTTAGAGAGGTTGATGGGACTTGCTGGTAGTAGCGGGATGAATCTGGGCATTGCCGTTCAACCTCTCTGAGGTTTCATCATCGCTGGGAGGGGAGGTTAGGGTAGATAGATGAGGCAACGGAGGGACGTTCTGAGGCTGCTGGGGCTTTTTGACCCAAGGGCGACGGACCGTTACCTGCCACGTGTTTGCCTTCGCCAAGGTTCTTGCCCCAGGCGTTCAAAGCCTTAACTATAGTTGGATTGTTGCCAAGGCCACTCATGTTCATGAGTTTGTCGAATTCGGCGATTTCCGCTGCGGAGCCGAGGGTTGCTTTGAGCTTACCGATGTTTTCCTTGACATCAGGGCGTAAGCCTTCGCCAAGGGCAAGGGAGGAGTCCTTAAGGACATCTGCTTTCCATCCATCGACCATGGTGTCGAATGCGGTTTTAGGCGCGTCTGCGGCGGCCTTGATGTCTTTGCCATAGAAGTCGACGAGGCGTTGGGCTTGGTCTTGGGTAAGGCCCAACTCCTTGAAGATGCCAGAGGCTTCCTTTAATGCGTCGGGTTTGAGGGTGACGCCTTCGGGGACCTTAAAGTCGGAATAGGTTTCAGGGGCCGCAGGTGGCTTTGCCGGATCAGGCGTCTTCGTTTCGGTAGGGGTTGTAGTCGTCGGGGGTGTCGATTGGTCCTTCAGAGTTCCATCTGACGTCCTCGCTTCCGGAGTATTCGGCTGCGGTGGCGTCGTCGGTGGAAGGTCGAGGACGGGCGGTTCGGTTGTTACTGTCGTGTCTGACATTGGCTTCCCTTATCATAGGTAGGTATTGCTCAGGACAGAAACGCATAATGTCGTTGAGCAGTTGGAGACCGACATTGCGCTGGCCCTCTGCGAAGGCCATTTGCATGGAGTTTAGGTTGAAGGTTGAGTGGAAGACGTTGCATGAGGCAAGGAATTCGTATTGATAGAGCCGACCTTCGATTGAGGACATCATGACGCGAACGAAGTCACCGCGAGCGCGATCTATCTGCGCAGCGCGCTTCTCTGCGGCGCGGATTGACTTACGTTCGGAGGCAGAGTCTTGCATTTATTGAACACCGATTTGCTGCGCGGCGGGTTGGCCACCGCCAAGATTGACGTCAGAGAGGTTCTTGGCGGACTTGGAGAGTTGTTCCGCCATAGCTGCTTGCTGCGCTTGCTGCTGAGCTTGCTGCGCAGCTTCGCGGATTTGCTTCAACTCTTCCGGAGAGCGGATTAGCTTGGGCTTGTTATTGAGGAGGTTGGAGTATTCCTCAATCATTTCGTCGGTGTCGACGTTGTCCATTGTGCCAGGTTTGATACCCTCAAGGGTTCCGGCGAACTGAGCAAGGCGCTCAATGCCACCAGCCGCTGCGGCCTTTTGGGCCTGAGAGAGCATTGAGACGTAGTCGACGGTTATCATTTGTCCAGCGATTTCAGCTGGGGCTGGTGGAAGGAAACCGGGGATTCGGGAGGCGATGGCGAACACGCGATCGATGGTAGGACCCAGAACTTCATAGTCAATACGTTCAAGTGCAGGCCCAAGTAGAACCATAGATTCCGCACGGCGCATATCCCATTCCATCGCGGTCACGTTGGAACGGGTTTCGAACTGCGAAGCAGTCATCAACACGTCGTTGAAGAAGGTTTTGGAGATACGCTGATAGACTTCCTTTAGGTCTTCGACAATGTCATTGACTGGGAACTTGGTGTCGTAAACGGAGCTAAAACCAGGCTTGCCGGAGGTGGTGTAACCAGAGACGTAGGTAATGCCGCCAGGGAGCAGGGAGGCGGGTTGGTTTTTGAGTTGCATGTCGGCGACGAGAGGAGGGTTGACCATCTTATCAATAGCTTGAGCCTTGCGACGTTGCTCAAGCTGGATTTGCTTCTGTGCTGGGAGCGCATCCATTGCTGGACTACGTCCATAGGCGTCATTGGAGACGAGGTCCCAACGACCGATGATTGCCATTTGTTCATAGAAGCCTCCGACGTAGAGGAAGCCTGCGCCTTGACCAGGTGCGCCACCTTGAGGAGAGGTTGAGCCGCCCCATTCCCAATACGATTCGCGGAAGGTCCACTTGGGGCTAATGCCAAACTTGAAGGCGTCGTCTACGGTGTTGGGTTCGACTGCATGGGCAACGATGATTTCACGGGTGCGGTTTGCGCCGGAGCGATCGTCGTATAAGGACTGGACTGATATGGAGCAGTTCTCGTAGCCCCAACGATTGACGACTGCGTCGACGGTCATTGTGAATTCGCGATAGAATATGCGAGGGCGATATTGGCCATCGATATCGACGTAGTATTCACCAAAGCAAGGGTTGTAGCAATTAATTACGTTATCGTAGTCTTCGTAAATGAGAAGGACGGCGGTGCCGAATACGACGAGGTCGAAGTAGAAGGTGGAGATGCAGTTGTAGAAGTTGGATTCGCTAAAGATGAGATAGAGGAGACGTTCACATTCGGCAAGCCAGAGGGAGACTGGCGAAGTCTGCGTAGAGTCGATCTTCCCAACTCGTAGCTTAAACCAAGGTCTAGTAGGGGAAGACTTGCCGCTAACAAGGCCAGATGCCAAATTGCGCGCACAGATCACTCCTGTTTCGTCGAGGATGTGTTGGTTGATTGGGCTCCCCCTGTAAGCCTGATTGGGGGTGACGATCCATTTGTAACGCCGCGGGAGGAAGTAGTCAGCTAGTTCACGTGCGTGGGTCCACCAAGAGTAGCGGTTGACGCGGAGGCCCATTAGGCGACCGATGTTGAAGTTGTAGAGGGCTAAGCGCTTAGGACTTAGCGTTGCGGATGGGCTGGTCATTACCGCTCGGTTTCACTGTAGGTGGATCGCGTTCGGCTGACATTTGGGCGCCTGCCATTAGGATCATAGCTTCGTCAGGCTTTGCTCGTGGGACGACCACGGCTCCGCCGGAGTTGTTATTAAAAGGAACTACTGGCATTCTATTGTCCTACTAAGGTCTTCTGCCCAGTGTCAGTTGCAGGAGTTGCGCTAGCGCCGATAAAGGATGGTTGTGCAGATTGGCCACCGCCAGGCTTGCCAGCTGGGCCTTGAGCAGGTGGTGCAGAAGCGGGAGGGGGCGGTGGCGCTGCGGCAGGAGTTGGAGTTGGGGCAGAGGGAGCTTGCGCACCACCACCACTAAAGGCGCCAGCAGCTGCGGCTCCGCCAGCGCCAGCGAGGCCAGCGAGAGCGAGGCCGGTGAGGGTGATTGGGTCAATGGAGCAGAGCAGCGGATCAAGGGAGATGTCTCTCATGCTATCATCCGATCGTTGTCATAGGGGTTGTATTCACAGTCTGCGGTGTCGCCTTTGGGGTCGACGATGCCTGCGTGTTCCCAGCCTGCGTGTGGATTGCGAGCTAAGGGGCCGCCGAAGGTTAGGGCTAGGGCGTCGAGATCGTCGAGGATGAGGTTGGGATTGTCATCCATTAGGTCTTCTTTGGAGACCAGTTGGATTTGATCTTGCTTGTTGAAGGTGTAGCGGATGGCGAGCATTGCGGTGCGGAGATCGGGATCAATAGGTAGTAGCCCACCTTTAAGCCATGCGCGAACTGCGCCGTACATTGCGGCGCGCATATTGGCATAGCGTTCGCCGGGGTTGTCGTTGACTACGCCGGTGATAGAGTCTTTGGAGCCGAATTGAACCTCGATAACAAAGAGACGCTGTTGGCGACAGTTGTCGACTACGCCACCACCTACGCCACCGCCGTCGATGAAGATACCATCTGGGTGCCATTCATAATAGGCGTCGTGGACTTTGTTGGCAAGTTCGACAGTATTAATTCCATTGTAGCGTCGCCGGACGATTGAACGTGCGTCACGACCTTTACGTGGGAAGATAACTGAGTTGTTCCGACCAAACCGTGCAACGTCGACTCCAAGTGACAGGGGAGTGAAGGCATCGACGAAGACTTCACGATCCGCTGACATAGCGGCATCAATATCTGCGGCACTGAAAAACTCCATCTCGCCAACTCGGGGGAACTGGCCGAGTACACGAATACGAACGAAGTCAGAGTCCAGTCCGTAAGCTTTGATCCACTTGTCGAATCGGGCTTTGTTAGTAACCTTAACGCTGCGAGAATCGATTTGACGCGTCTTCCAAAACTCATGATGACGACCTCCCTCAAAGCATTCTTTGAACCGGCCAGAGTTGCGAGTGGGATTGCCAAAGACGAGCCAGATGATTTCGGTATTATCGTCAGTTAGAGCACCCTCGGCTGTTTCCCAAATCATATCGGCGATTTCGGAGGCTTCGTCGAAGATCAAGAGAATGCGCTTCCCTTGGTTGTGAAGACCAGCGAATGCGGCTGGATTCTTCTCCGACCAAGGGATCATGTCGATACGCCAAGTCCGTTCCCGATCCGGGTCCTTGGAGAAGAGAGCGGTTGCGGTGAGGGTGAAATGGTCACGAGTGAACCAACAGAGGTTGAACCACTTGCCAAGTTCCGCCCAAGTCTTTGTCTTGAGTTGGGTTTCGGTATTGGCCGTGATGACACCACGACAGTCTGGAAATGTACAGAATGCCCAGAGGATGATCCAGGCGACGGTAGCGGACTTCCCGATGCCGTGACCGGATGCGGTAGCGATTTGAATCGCTTCAGAAGGGTTAACAAGTCCACAGCGGATTAACTCCATTAGGTCGCGGGACCATTCGTCAGGGCCGTCGAAGCCAGCTAGGACTGTGTCAGGGTCGCCCCAAGGGAATGCACCAAGGGTAAAGGCAAGGGGATCGCCAGAGACGCTAGCGAGCCATTCGTGTAGACCGTCGGCGCCCCCTTCAATATACATCAATCGCTCATTTCTCTTTTATGCGCCATTCCCGTTTGATCTGCGGGAGATAGGTTGTTAGTGTTCGTCTTGATAATCCCAAGTCTCTGCAAGCATCTTTGCTGGATGCGCCTGGATGGGTAACGAAATATTCCTTAATCCGCTCTCTTGTGTGATCTGCCTGTAGGTCATGAACGTCGATTCCAAAGCCAGCTAGTGGACCGAATCCGCTCAGAAACTGTTTCTCGCGCACTCTGCCTTTACTCCGTTTAGTTCGGATGTTCCATTAGGAGTTGGCCAGTGGCGCTCAAGGAGCGACCTGAGCAGCACACTGGCCTTCCCTAGGCCTTCGGGGCGCAGACAACCCGATGGCTTAGATGCGTCGGACAAGGCCCCGCTCCGTTGGTTTGGGTTCATGATCAATCACTCGACGGTTGACGTCACGGACTTGCCGAGCACGCTCGAGGTTCTTGGCGAAGTCGACGTTGATGTTGACCGTGGTGGACTTTTTGGTGAACCCGGTGCGGTCCGCAAGGTCAGCGTAGACCCGTTGGGCTTTGTCCAAGGGAACCAGTTCACCCTCTTCGTCAGCTTTGTCGAAGTGCTCATGCATGTGACGAAGGGCCTTGGCGCGCAGGGCTAAGGCTTCGCGATCTTGGTCAAGGACCGCTTCACGGCGTTCTTCGGCGACCTCTGGACGATAGCGCGCGATTAGGTCCATGAAGGATGGATCGGAGTGGAGGATGTACACCCGCGCGATGGAATAGCCGGTTTGCTCCGCAGCGTCCTTGGGCCGGATGCCCATGGCCAGGAGGTAGGCTAGACGATGGTGCGGATCGCGAAACCGCTGAACGGTAGGGGTGGTGCGCTTGACCCGCAGGCACGCAAGGTCGTCCGGCGTCAAGGGCCGGATTGCACCGATGGTGAGTTTGACCTTGGGTAGTCGACCGCGGGTAAGCACTAGATTCTCCGTTCGATGTGTCCTATGGTTGGGTGGAACTTGCCTCGGGTTGGAGCTAAGGTGCGCACCAGTTCTTTCAGATCGATTCTGACCTGCGGCCCATCGTTGTGTTTGGTATTAAATTGGGGTCGATATTTTAATATCAACCCCTTTTCAACTTCATTCAATTCGCTGACGGCGCATGGCCTTAGCCATATATCGTCGAAGGGAATTGTCCTCAGCATCCGCGGACCGAAGGTGGTTTGCTTCATCTTCTTCGATCGGATATGGGAATAGACCCGCACCAATGGCTGCGTCGATTGCCCGACGTACATCACCTTGCCCTTATAGACAAGCATATACACTGCGCTCCGCAACGCCACGCCAAGGCTATGGAACCCAACTTCCACGCAAAATCTCCAGCTTGTTACACCACTCTGACACACCTAACTCAAAATGTCAAGCGTTATTTCAAACACCCGGGTGATTCCCAAATCCACATTATTTGCTGAGAAGAGGTATGGCCCACGGCGAGCGCGCGCTTTTTGGCCCCCACCCCCGGCTCGATGGCGGTCTGGCAACACATTGATGCAGGTGCATTCACGCGATTGTGATTTGATTGTGCGGTGCAGCATGTGACAGGATGGAAGGGTCAACGGCATAGTGCCATGACATAGAGCCCTATAGGGGCAAGGAGATAGGTGATGGCTAAGACTCCGGTGCAGTTCCGCAATTTCCCCAAGGAAGCGTTTAGCCCGAAGCTGGTTGAATTGCTAACGCTTATGGATGAGGTAAAGAATGACATCAATGCGGAGGTGGTTGAGATATTGGCCGCGATTGATCCCAAGGTTAGGGAGAAGCGGGCAGTGCATAGCTATAAGCTAGACTTTGAGACTAAGGCGAGGGAATTGAAGATTGCGTTGATTGATAAGCCCAAGGCCAAGGAGGAAGCTAAGCCGCAGGTTAATCTGAGCGATTGGCTGGCGGAGCAAGTGAATAGCGGCCGTAGGGTCTAAGTCTAATCCCCATCGATTGAGTTGAAAGGCCGGGCATTGTCCCGGCCTTTTTTATATGAGGTTTGTTCACGTTTTGTCGGGCTCGCTGAATGGCCATCCATCTCGCCGCTACCATGGTAGCCAAGGGCTCACGCCAACACATGGGCGGGCTTCGCTGATCGATTGAGAGGCATTCTGCGGGCGATGGTTGGTCAGTTGTCGGATATCTGATTTTTCCACTCATTCCCCTTCAATTACTGATATCTCCCTCATTCTTAGAAACAGCGATAGGGTCGACCTTCCTGCATCCCCATACCCTACCTTTCCTTAAAATCTCTCTTTTTTTAGAGAAACAGGGAATGGCGAAGGACATACA